CTATTCTGTAATTATTATTGCTTAACGGAAAGATATTACCAGAATACATTCCACCATTAAAAGTTGCAGTTTCACCAAAAGTACTTGTAGAACTTATGTTAAGTTTATATGATATAATCTCACTACAATATAATGTTGAAAAAGACCTTAAGGAAAGAGTATAGCATGAGTATGCTCGATTCTTTATATTATTTATTACTGGTGCTGAATAGCTATAGGTACTACTCGTCCAAGAATATCCATTGCTGTTTATTATAGCTTCTATATTATCGTTGTTGTTATAATAATAGATAGCTCCTCCTCTTAAATATACAATTTCTACACTTGCCATCGTATTCTGTTCAATACCACCGCAAGGAGATTTATCACAATATCTATAATTATCAGCGTATATAATTCTTTGAGTGTCTTGACTTCTCCATCCATTTGCAGTAGTGTCCCATTCAATAGCAGCAGCAAAACCATTTGTATGTGTAGCCCAAGTAGGTTTATTACCATCTAAACAGTTCCAAATTTTAATTCTAATAAATGATTTCCTTTGTACTAATTGAAAAGATATAGGATAATATTTGTTAGCATCTAAACTTTTTAAATCAATAGTTTTAGTATAGCTGTTTAATCGCTTCATAAAAAATCTTATCCCAGCTTTTCTATAATAATTATCCCCATCATCTGTAGTTATAATTTGAGTAAAATCATGGTTTTCATTTTTTGCTGTATCTGAGTTAATATAATTTACACTAATATATTTATTTTGATTTCTTCTTACATACGTATTTGCAGTTGATTCCGCAGAGCCATGAAAGCCATCCAACAAATCCGCATTCAAATTCGTACACGTAGTAGTAGATACACACTGAAACGGCTGTGTGCCAGTAGGTATATGTGACTGGAAATATTTCCCATGTAAACTTGCATCATTTTGCCCAAAATGATATTCAGTAGGTCTTGGTCTATTATCTTTTGAATTATATCCAAAGTAGATATTACTACTATCTGTATATGTGCCTCCAAAGTTAATCTCATTGGATGTAGTAGAATATACTATAAGACCAGATGTACCAAATCTATCGTGCATATAGTCTTTGTAATTGGAGCTATTAAGTATCTTTGCCCAAGAACTCCAAGAAGTAGTATGTCCGTGACGAGTATATAAATCTTCATTAGTTGAAGCTATTTCCCAAGCTTGACCTCCACTTGAATCTGCCCATCCTCTCCATCCCCATACAGTTGCATAAGCTCCACTATCTGAAAGACCAATAGTAGTTAAATTCTTAATGCCTCTCATAATAAATAAACCATTATAGTCATTAGGCACATGATTTACGCTTCTTGCATCAGACCATCCAGTGAATTGGTATGGTTTAAGACTTCCAGAATGCCATACATTATAATTAACTCCTGCATATTTGTATATTATAGCATCTCTTAAATTATCAGCTAATCCTAAACATAATGTAGGATGGCTATCAAGTTTATCATTGTATAGGTAAGCTCCATAAGTCGCATAATATCCTACTTCAACTGTAGGTGTTGTACCATTTACAAATTGAATATAAGTTCCAGATGCATTACTTGATTTAATGGTAGCTACTGTTGCAGAAGTTGAAGTATCTCCAACAGTTAGTGTTCCCGTCAATGTTCCACCAGAAAGTTTCAGATATTTACTGTCTAAGGCAGAGGCGTAATTCCCTTCGTGCAGGATTTTATACCAAGTTCTGAAAGAACTAAGGTTTGTATCAAATTGGTAGCCAGATATTTGGTGCTTTCAAAAAAACACCTTATTTTTGCACATAACAAATTGATATGAATATGAAGTTTAGAGATTACATTGACCTTGCAGAAAAGTATGAGGTAGAGAGTTTTATCAAGTCTGACCCTATACAATTCCCACGAAGATTTAAGGATAGAAAAGACATCGAAGTAGCGGCAGTCATAGCAGCTTGGCTTGCTTATGGCAGGCGTTCAGTATTCATTCCCAAAATAGATTATATTCTTACAGAGATAATGGGGAATAAGCCTTTTCAATATATATATGGCGTGGAATGGAATAAATACAAGGATAATTATACGAGCTTATATCGTATGACTTCTTGGCATTGCTTTGCTTCCCTTTGTGATAAACTTCATTCCATATACATGAAGTACCCTAATCTTGAAGATGCTCTTGGACGTGTTACTTATTCGCAGAAATGTACCTACTATTGCCAAGGATTATGCCATTTATTACATGGTGAAACAATGATACCCAGCCCAAACAGTAATTGTGCAAATAAAAGAGTAAATATGCTGCTTAGATGGATGATAAGGAAAGATAGTGTAGTTGACATTGGATTATGGAAAACTCTTTCTCCTTCCCGGCTTCTTGTTCCTTGTGATACGCATTCTTTGCAGTCGGCAGTCGAATTTGGGATTATCCCCAAAGTAGATGAATCAAAAAAAACTTGTATAAAAGTGACTGAATTTGCAAAAAAAGTATTTCCTTCTGACCCTGCAAGGTTGGATTTTAGTTTGTATGGCTATGGAGTGGAGAAATCAGAGAAATAAAGGTTATGTCAAGAACACTACGAAAGGATTAGCTGGCTGGCTGAATGTAGAAGGTATTCACTTTGATGTAAATGCTACTTTTTGGAAAGATGATAAGGGAAAACCATTTATATGTGTGCAAAGAGCCATAGAGAAGGTGTTTGATGAAAAGACTTGTACATTCAATGACATTAAACCTCGACCATTTATAGAATGCAATGCTTTTTATACGGGAAAACCTTTCCCAAACGTTTCATATAAGGGATATTTTTACCTTGCATCCTTTCGGTTTGAACTACTTGCAAGCTGGGAAACAAAAGAGATGAAATCCTTATGTATGATTGTAAGCAGAACTACTGAACAACCCTTGATAAAGAGAATTAACCAGATAATGAAAGAGAAAAACCATGAATTGCCAAAAACTTAAAAACGATTTTATCAATATGAAAGACAAGACACTCAAAGAAGTGTGTGACATTCTTAGGAAATATGATATGAATTGGGAAATTTCATTGTCATATTTTGTCGCCAGCCTATTCGGTGTAGATAGGGCTGATATGCTTTCTAAAGACAGAAGTAAAGATATAGTTTATGCAAGATGGTTCTATTGGTATGTATTAAGAGAAGTCTGTAAAAAAGACTATGAAACAATAGCACAAGAAGTATCTATTGATGATGCTATATTTGTTACAAGTAGTATATACCAAGGAATATCAAACATGCAGGAACTTATATCATCCAACAGCTTTTACCGAGATAAATGGATGATAGTTAAAAGTATGGTAAGCTTGAAGAAGCCTACTTGAATTTTCAAATGCAAAGTTGTGGTGGGTTATTTGCCCACCATTTCTTTTTCCTTTGACAAGATATTCTCTATATTCTCCTCAGTAAATCCAAAGATAGCTGCGAAGCGTTTAAACTCGTCCATGCGTGACTTAGGTATCATTCTATACATGGAATTAATCGGTTTCTCACTTTTCATGGCTTTCATTGCCTTCAAAATCTCTTTTCTTTTCATTTCTTTTATTTTTACAACAATCACAGTCACATAAGAAAATCTTAGCTATGTCCCATGTCCTATCTACCAAATCTTGACCTAAATACTGTACTTCTTCCCCTTCTAATGGAATACCGTAGAATTGGCAGATATGAACGGCACAATGTCCTAATTCATGGTGATATGATTTAAGAAACTCTTTTTCAGAGTTGGTTATACTAATTACAATAACAGATGTCCTACTGATGTAGTCACTGAATGTAAGCCCGGTATTTCTGCTGCAACAGAGGGGCAAGCATAGCCATCATTCCACTGTTACCACCACCAGCTTCGGGGGTGTACACAACTGTTTTTGATTCCATATATCTTTACTTTTAATTGTTAATTGCCCCAATATTAGGGCTTGACAAATTAACGGTGAAGTTTGTTACTAAAAGAATAGTTTGTATCAAGTTCGGAACTAATCGCCATTTCGGAACACCGCAAACGCTTTTTCTTTAGCTTCCTGATACTGGCAGTTGACATTGTAACGTTTAAGACGGGATTTGAACTTATTCCTAATCTTATTTGTACAAGGACGAGATAAGCCAGTAAGCTCGGCTATCTCATTGTCTGTGTACCATTCTCCCAAGATGCTGACAAGAATATAACGAGCATTCACACATTCCTCCTTCTTTGAGGATATGATTTTCTCTTTGCTAACCTTGCAACAATCACTTACAATGCCGAGTGTTTCTTGATAAAGATTGATAATTCTCATAAGGACTTCTTCTTTTTAGGTTTTGAAACTGTTTCTATCAATTCGTTGGAAAGATTGTGTAGCTTATGTAAAGGAGTATAATCTTCCATTTGGTCTAATATCATAAGACCCCTCAATTTCCTAACTGTTTCTTTCTTCGGTTTTCCCATACAAGTATTGTTTTGGTTTGTGCAAAGTAAGCCCTATTCACGAGGAGAACCGAATGAACTTTACGAAGCCCAAATAAAAAGCCGTAATGTATTGGGACACTACGGCTTACACGAATAACTAATTTATGAAGTAAAAAAACTAAAAGTGGTTGCGTCGGGCATATTCTGCAATTAGAATGCCATCTCTATCTGGGTGTTTAATATTATCAAACTGTGGAAACAAGCGGTTTCCTATACCTAAAGAAGCCTTTTTAAGCTCTTCCCCACTACAGCCTTTGGGAAGAAGTTCTTTTTGCCATTCCTTAGAATCTACAAACATGTGGCGAATACCCATTACTTCAATCATAATAAGTTCTGCCTCATGGCAACGTAACGCTGATGCAGTAGATGCAAAGCGGCTTGGATTTACAAGAGGACGCTCCATCAGAAGCGTAATGTTATTCTTGTTGTATTTGGAAAAAAGTTCCATAAATTTGCTGTAATCCAACCGGGACACTTCTTTCTTTGCTTTTGTATAATCTTGCACCTTCTTGACGGGTGTCTTGACAAAAACGGATTCAATATCATCTCCGACAATACCGATGCTGCCGGAAACGCCATTATCCAAACCAACGTAAATCTTGCTCATATCATTAGATTTTAAATTTCCACAAAGATACAAACTTTTTTTTAACTTCAAAAGAAAAAGCCCCGGATTAACCGAGGCTTCCCCAAATGATATGAAGTTGGTCGCAACACGCACGTCACGTATTACTGTGCAAATATAAGCATATTACTTCTTGCTACCAACGTTTTCATCAACTATTTTAGCATCATCAAACATTGCTGCTACCTTTGAAGCTTTATCCTTGTCAATCAAAGGCTCGTCACCAGTGGTATCTACATATTCCGGAGTATCTGCACTACGGAATACAGCTTGGTCGTCCCGTATGGCATTCTGCATTTCGACTGACAATGGAGCTTTTCGAGATAAGTGCAACTTAATTACAGTCTTCCGGCACATTTCATGGAAATCAGTTACCCATTTTGAACCATCACGCACATTAGCATACTGACTTCTATATGTCTGCGAATAGCGCAGACCGTGAGCTTTCAGTTCCTCTACTGACATATATAATGTGCTCTCAAATCCGTTCAAAAGCTGGAAGTAAGATACATAACCGATAATGGGAAGTTCAGAACGCCTTTTATCGTCTTGTTCAAAATTAAAATCTATTTGACCCGTCAATCGGTTACGATTTACAAGCTCGCCTTCCCTTACGTCTGTATCATTAATACACTTAAACAGTCCACTCCGTAATGCCAACTGCCCATAAGCTCTATACCCAATCTGGAATTGCGCTTCTGTAATACCTAATTTATTGTTCTTATAAGGTATCAGATAAGCACAACCAAAAGCAGGGTCAAGCGGCAAATCGGATGCAGTAGCACGAATAGCACCATACATAAGCGTTGCTGGCTCACATTCCTGCAATTTTGCATTGTTAGCTACTAAAGATACCAAGTTGCTTACAAAAGCATCCTTTTTATCACTCAATACCTTTTTCAAATACTCTTGGGTTGCATTGTGGGATATGTAGCTATTCAGCCTTTGCAATCCCGTTACTTTGTTCTCGCTCATATTCTTTTAAAATTAATTGATATTGTTCTTCTGTAAATTCTTTCCAATCTAAAATCATAACCCTATACCCAGCTTCCTTCTCTATAAGATTACGGTAATACTCCACATTGAAAAAATCATCTTCTTTAGGTAGAAATAAAGAAGCTTGACCTCTACTATGATAATAGACAATGTACCAATAGGAAACGGCAGGAGCATCAATACATGAATATACTACACTGCCAATATAACCTAAAAAGAGAATGCCTAAGACTATCCATACTAACATATTACTGATGGAGTAAAGAAAATGTCCTATGCAAAGCACACCAATTATAGACAATATGATAAAGAGGAGAGAAACTATCTCTTTCCCCACAGCCTTTATAATCTTACTTTTCATCCTTCACCTCCTTAGTCTTAATCAGTACATATCCTTTCTTCTTGACTTCCTTCTGGTATTTAGCAAGCAGTTCGGGATGCTCAGACGCAAACTTTACCTTATCGAATTGCACAGATATGGCTTCATCTACTCTACTAATAGTAAAATATGGGGTCTTTACGCTCTTGATTTCATTCTTGCACAAGAAATCATAGAAACGGGATTTAAACTCTTCTATGCTGTCTTGCTTCTCCTTTATTGAAACAAGGATATTGTTTACTTGCTTCATTTGTTCTTGAACCTCGGCAGGCAAATAATCCCAATCTATTTCCTCACGTTTGTATTCAGTCATTTCGGACACGTACTGGGCGGCAATATCCATACCAGAAGCAATATCAAATACTGGCTTCTTGAATATCACTTTCTTTCTGCTTATCTTATCGGGGTCAAAGGCAAACTGTAGCTGAAATTCGTCCTCAAACATAACAGAAGCATCATAGTGACAAAGTTCAAGCTTGAAATCAGCACCTAACTGCTCTGCCAATTCCTTACCAAGCACATACTCAACATAAAGTTGTTCCTTATAATCTTTATAAGTCTGCTCGATGTCAGTAGTAGTAGCCTTACATTCGACCCATAAGAGCAATGGCTTATCCCTACTCTCGTCAAAAAGAGAGAAATCAATATGCACGAGCAAACCAAGTCCTTCACGCCCGTATTTCTGACTTCTAAAGCATTTATTGCTCTCCCAACGCTCATCTACTTGCACCAAGCTGTCATAAATCATATTTTCTATGAAATCACCGTACTGCATGGCAATATTAGTAATGTTTGGTCTTTCATACAGACCTTTGGCAATGGCAAGACGCTCTACTTGTGCTCTTTGAACACAACCGTTCTTGGCTATAGCGGCAAGAATACGGGCATCTGACCCACCGAGATTCCCAACTCTGGACGATATAATTTCGTCCTTGTAACCATAATTGTTCTCCATATCACTTCATTTTGTTAATAAATTGCATAATATCTTCCCTACTTACGTGACCTCTGCCTTTAGGCTGCAACAGCATATCCGCAAAGAGGTCTGCAACAACATTGTTGATGAAATCGTGAAGTGTACGCTTAGTCACGCACTCCTCCGATTCAGACATCTCAATCTTAGACTTGATTTCTTTAAGAATTTCATTGTTCTCTTCCAGCAAAGCTAAAATTCTATCAATCTTCTCTTCCATTCTCCCATCGGTTAAAATGCTCCAATGCCCTGCTAAGTGTCTGACAACAAAAAGCACTGACACCAAAATCGTTAGCTGTGGGATATAGAACTCTTGCCTCGTAATGAACTGTCTGACCGTTAAGAACTACATCAGTGTCGCTACATTCCCTACGTCTGAATACTTCATACCAGCGTACACTCGGATTCTCAATAATCTCAACCATGTAAATGTACGCATTGTTACCTTTGTTAATCTGCTGGAAACGGAAAGGCTTCATACTGCCCTTACCGTTAAATTTTAATTCCAACTCCCTCATAATAATATATGTTCAATTTTATCATTACAGTTATGTTCTAATAATATTTTAGTAAATATATCAGTGGCTTGTTCTAATGTTTCAATTTTAACTCCTTCATTAGTATAGCAAAATAAATCATTAGAATTTACATATATATATTTATGTAATAACTTATGAGCTTTTCTTGATAAAATAAAAACAGACTTCATTAAATTATAATTCCAATGATGGGCTTCCTTATCTTTCATATCATATCCTAAATTCTTTAATCTACGATTAATATTTCGATAAGTTACATTTTTATGATAAAACTTAATATATTTACCTTTATAATTAAGTCTTTTATATTTCTCTCTTCCTCTAAGCCTTTCCTTTTCTACCCATTCATCATCTATAGATTTTACATTGTATCGTCTAATAGAATCTTTTTTTGTACACTCATTACATTTATTTAAATGACCGTCAGCCATTTGAGAATGCTTATAAAAATCGGATAGTGGCTTTATTTTATTGCATTTAAAGCATTTCTTTTCTTTTTCTTCCATAATTAAAAGGGTAATCCATCTGGGTCATTTGGGGAAGGCTGATTAAAGGCTTGTGCTGCTACTTGTTGAGCTTGCTTAATCTGCTGCTGTACGGCTGGGGCTGGCTGCTGCCCAGTAGTAGAAGCTTCCTTCTTTCCACGTTTTATCAAAACATGAGCATTGTTGGCAATGATACTCCAATATTTCACCTTTGTATCTTGGTTTATAGTAGAACGCATCATACCCGATACCCAAATACGACTACCTTTCTTAGCATATTGGCATATCTCCTCAGCATCCGCACCAAACAATGTAACATCGAAGAACTCCGGAATCCATTCCACATTAGGAGATTTGCCTTTAGGATAGCTTGCGCATACTGTAATAAATGCAAAACTTTGACCGTTCTTACTTGTCTTCAATTCCGGGTCTTTTGTAAGATTTCCCTCTACTTCAATTCTATTTACGTCCATTTTAATTCAAATTTATGTCAGTTTCAAACTTCTTTTCTAAATCATCTTCACTCATAGATATTTCATTAAGCATACTCAAACATATCAGAATATCCTTCTTTATAGATATGGCACAGTCAAATTCTTCTTCACATCCATCCTTAACTGCTTGTGAGTACATCTCAAACATAGACTTTATCTCTGAGGTCTGATATTTTACCAAATCCTCCAAATCATGGTGTAGAACCAATTTAGTTACTTCTTTCATTTTTACATTTTTTATACTATAACTTTTAGTTATAATGGTTAGTTATTCTTGTCTTAACAATGCCTTAGCAATAATATCCGGGTCAATCAGCTTTTTTCCTAATTCCCGAATAGCCTTGTTGCACACATCAGTATTCAAATCCACATCGGGAACTAAAGCCATCATAGCATTTATTACCTTCTCATATCTACTTCTTTCAAGCTCAACCTTATTCGCCAACTGCTTTACACGAAAGCGGTAAAAGGGACTTTTCCTTAACCTAAACAGTGCAAATATCACTGTAGCACAAGCAAGGTCGTTAGTAGCCATAATATTATAGCTGACAGTGGATATTAGTGCTTCCCGTTTGGAAACAACTACATGTGTATCTTCATATTCATTCATATCACTTGTTTCTTATCTGTATGTAGCCACGCTCCTCGGCAACCTTCAAATCCGGAAGGTCAATCTCCTTAACATCAACGGGTGTTTCACCATTGATGCTGATATAATCAGAGAATCCGAAGCGTTTGACAATACGGTCATACATTCTTGGTGAACCATCGGAAGGCTTGTGCATAGCCTCCTTAGTCCAGTAAATAGTCAACTTCATTTCTTTTTAACGTATTTCGCCATATATTTGGTCGGAAACAGCTTCATATCAAACAGCCATTTGATAATCAGAATGACCGTTTCGCCAAGGCTGTCTACCGGATTGTGAAAGGAGATTAAAGTCTTCTCCCCATGCTTGGTCTTACGGGTATAGGACAGATTATACACGTATGTCCCCTTACTTATGGTAAATGAGTATGTATAACCATCATCATCCACAATAAAGCCGGGAATCATGTCTATCAGACGCATCATACTCCAAAGAGGTATGTCGCGTTCCTCGTCGTGCAAGGTCAAATCTGCCGTCCGAGGGTCAATACCCAAGCCAAGCAACAACTTGGACTGCATGACGGTCGTTGAGTTCGTATTAAACATGTTCATAATCTCATTCTTTAATTAGTTTCATCCATTTATCTGAATCACACTCGTAAAAAAGATTGCATCCACGATAGCTTTTGCGAATACCCAAGCAGACACGAATAATAATCGACTTGGTAATTCCCAGCCTGCGAGCCATCTCCGTAGCAGAAGGATAGTGACCCACAATCCGACCGTCCTTAATGACTATTACAGCCTTCTGAAAATGAGGCATCTTGGTAGAACCGTCAGCTATCCTCTTTTTCATAATCTCCGACAGCTTCTTCTTAGTTTCCTCGGAACAAGGTCGCCCTCCAAATCTCAATCTGTGACCCTTGTTGAACTGCCCCTTGCAATTCCGGTCACGGTAAATAGGTTCTAAATATAACTCCATATCATTCTCTTAAATAGTCTTCAACATCAATACGACCCTTCTTGCACTCCGAACCGGAAACAATCAAGCTATCCAAAAAGGTTTCGCCATCGTCAAAGTGAAACGTCACAGATACGTCCCCGACCTCTATGTTGTCACTCGTATTGTCGTTACCGTATATAGCCTCTTGGCAAGCCTCAATGTAGCGGAGGCACTGATGAAGGTCTATAGCTTGCTTAAAACTCAAATTCATAACTATTTTTTTTCATTATTTCCAAAATCTTATCTCTAAACCCACTTCCAGCTTTTTCTAAAGTAGCACGGAACTTAACCATATCCTCCTCGGTAGGGGAAAGTAAATAGTCCTCCTTGAAATCGGATTTCTCAATGATTTGTATTCCATCAGCCTCTATATCTATCAAGCAAACTCTATCATCCGTGAAAAAGCCTACATAGGACAAGTCTTTGGTTATAAACAGACCCCATCCATCAAACAGCTTCCTTTCCATCATCCAAACAGCATTTTAACCAACAATCCAGTATAAGCACTCGCAAACAACGCCATTTCCAGCCAGAACAGCCACTTCTTCTTGAACAGCATGACAATGCCGGACACAAAGAAGAAAACACAAGGGACATACCACATACCGGAAAACAGCAGCCACAAGGTAGTACCCAGTCCTGCTACTATAGTCCCACCGAAGTGAACCTTTCTCTGAAACTCCTCCTTGAACAGAGGGGCTGTACCGACAAACATCAGACCGCCACAAGCCAAGAAAGAGAGAAACTGAACACTCTCAGAGGACAATTCAAGCCATACGGGAACAAGAAGCATAGGACAGAGAACCATAGCAAGCTGAAACAGCCAAGAAGGACGGTGTTTATCCTTCAAAATATAGTAGGTATCTGAAAGCGATGCAGGCAGTCCGCATACCTTCAAAGCATAACCAATGTATGCTACAAGTGTTAATAAAGATAACAGATATAAATATGTCATTTGTTAACGATTTTAATATTATCTCAATGCAAATATAGAAAAAAAATCTCTAAAACGTAAACTTTTATTGCTGTTTTACAACATTGTGCTGCAAACTTCCACCAATATTGTCGGGATTGAACTTGTGAAAAGGCACAATGAGGGGAAATTTATCCTTAGCAAAGCCATAAGTACCTATCTTCCAGTTAGCAAGAACCGAAACTGGCTCGTCGCTACAATAAAAAACATAGGAATTGTCAGTTAACTCATAAGAAATGGGACACAACGTATTGCTTTCTGCATTATACATGAATCCACGGGAAAGCCAATGCTCAAACGCAACCTCTTCACGAACACGATACATCCCCTTGTCGGAATAGCAATGAGCAATTTTACCATCACTATCCAAGTAGCTGAACACAACCGTGAAAATACCCGAAACATCTGTAAAAGCATCCACAAAGTAGTAAGTGGGAACACCGCCATCGTACTTAGCCACAATGTCACCACAGAAAAAACGACTATTCTCGCGGAGAAAGTCTGAAATAGAACGAATAGTACAGCAATTAGAACCTATGACATAGGAATCCTCAACCCAATAAGAACGCCATTCGTCACCTTTGTTCACAACATAAAGCTCATGATGGGATTGCTCGTCAACAAACACCCGCCTCGCATCACAAATCACATGGTCGCAATCGTTCACAAAGATGTGGGAAGAACCTAACGACAAATCCGAATATTCACAAACAATATCATTAGCATCTAAACAATGCAAAACAAGCTTATTATCCGGACTAACACCAGATATAGCATACTTGCGACCGTTAACCGACAAGGAATAACCATTCAACCACTTGCCAGCAACAACATTGAAATGCTCACTACGCTTCATAAATAAAATCTCCTTTCATATCATTCAAGTTTTTAGTTAAACAACACCGCAAATGTACTAACTAAATTCTAAAATCCAAATTATATAAGCGAAAATTTTAATTTTATTTCGGTCGGACGATAAAATACTTAGGTCTGTGGGTAAAATACGCAAATAAACGTTGTATAAATACAAATAAGGCATACTACCAGCCAAACCAACATACAAGGTTTCTAAAACCCCCGATTTCGGGGGAATTAAAATCATCAGTAGGCAAATACACTACACCCACGGACAATACTTCCCGAAGTCGGAATCACGACAACGGCTGAATATCAGACACTTACAACATTTATCCCCAATACGGCAATTTACATAGCGGCTGATAATCAACTGTTTAACCACGGACTAAATTTATTTTTTTTATTTTTTTCGGAAGTAGGCTATGTGTACCCCACCGTTTCCGGCTACGGTTTACCCCCCCCCCACACCCATATGAAGGATTCTTTGCCCGTCTTGCTTGTTTGCAGGGGCACGGAGAAACGAACGAAGCACGGAGAAAGCATTGCATACCCGGAACAATTACGGAGGCTTAAACTGACTGAATATTTAAACCAAACATCCGTTTGCAAAGAATATTGAATGATATTTTTGCGTTACGCGCATGAGTACACACACACATGCGTGATTATTTAAAAAATTAGGCTTTATATAATTCAATATAACACAAATCAGATATAATTATATAAATCAATATAACACATAAAAACAATAATATACAATACAATATGACATAGATATAATTATATATATATACTAAATAATATATTATTATAATTATATTATATATATAATATTAATATAGATATTATTAATTAATATACTTTAGAATAATGTTTAAAAACTTGTTTTTAAACGAATGGTTATTATCGTTGCCAATGTGCGAAGCACTATATATATAATTAATATATATAATATATTATCCGTGTGTGTATGTGTGTGTTTGCATTATAAGTTAGGAACTGGAAAAGTAGAGCTTTTTGTTTTTAGTAGTTACTTGTTTTCTTAATGCTGTTATTTTCCTTCATTATCGGCTGTTTTATGTAAATATTTATATAATTACGCACTTTATTTGTAAATGATAGTTAAAATACTATAGTCGGATATATTTTTAACGTTCAATTAATATATATATCAAAATAAAGCCGTATATTTGTAATGTCAAAAGGGAACAAAGGAGTTCAACGAAGACAAAGCGATATTTGAAAGGCTTACATACTGAAAAGGCGTTGACGCATGAATAGTTGCACAAGATAACATTACATGCGACGGTAGGCGCTGTGATATATTGATATAGTGTCAAGCAAGTGCAATAAACGTAATTGCAGCAAGTATATAGGATGTCGTTACCTATACACTACTTGGCTATATGAATAATATGAAGAAGAAACGGGAAATAGGATATAAGTCTATGGATATATGGCTATAATATATAGCTGTTATCTGATAGCCATCTGGTTTCCCCGTGCTTCTCTGTAATGCAGCCTTAAGACGGTTACAAGCCCGTGGAAATGCAGAGTACAGAAAATTGAAAATCAATCACTTAAAAATATATAATTATGAAAACTTACGATTATCTGGAGAACGTGAAAGAAGACGTTAGAAACTACATTGAAGAAAATAAAATCGTAGTAACAAGCAGCAACCGGGAAGAAGTGGAGCAAGAATTGAACGATACGTTGTTTGTAAATGATAGCGTAACAGGAAATTCTTCCGGCTCTTATACTTTTTCAACGTGGCAGGCAGAAGAAAATCTATGCCATAACTTTGAGTTGTTAACGGATGCTTTAGAGGAATTAGGGTATGATTTATCCTACCTTAAAAAAGGTGCAGAATCTTGCGACGTTGTAATACGTTGTTACCTTCTTGGACAGGCAATTTCGGAAGTATTGGACGAAATAGAAATAAAGTAAAGCTATGATAATTTTAATCACTTTTTTAATTACTATATTTATAGTAAGCATAACAAATAAATAATATAATATGAAAACTTATAAAATATCAGATATTGGCATATATCCTTTTAACGAAAACGGAAAGAAATTTGTTGAAGAAATTAGATGCTACCTAAATACAAATGAAAAGTTAACCGAAAGAATTAATAACATTTTCGATAATGGCTACCATTCACATTTTCACGATGTTTCAAATAATGGTTGTGAAAAAATTGGTGGATGTATAATAAATTATAGGAAAATTTTAAAGCGATATGTTTTTAAGTCTCATGATAGATGGCAGGAATGTTATTCTATCAATAAAACAAGCATACGTAAAAACTATAGCGGTGTAACCGAAATAGTAGAACTTAAAAGTAAATAATTAAAAATTAAAATGATATGAAAAAGTTAGAAACAAGTCAGATAATAGAGAACGTATTGGCAAATGGAGCAATAACAGAACGCGAAGTATTACTTTTGAAAAAGCATGCGAATAATGGTGATAATGAGGCGGCAAATTTTTATCCCGGTTGTGATATCGAAATAGAAGTAACAGAGGAACAAAGCGCGAAGGGGTATAAGTGGCTCATGAACTTGTATAAGACACCCACGGGAAAGGAACGAAAAAACAATCCGTTCGGTTATCGGGAAATGAATATACTTGATAATTACAAGGGTGAACGCTTTCAATTTGTAGGTTTTTATAATGATGGAAATAGATGGCATGATTATTATACACCTATATATTCTTTGTGTGGTATGGAGTATTATGTAAATAGTGAAGGCATTCAAATAATTGGATAATATGGCACGAAAACGGATTAATAGGTATGCTCTACTTATTTGTAGGGCATATCAAAGCAAAGTATATTTTTTTAGTGTATAACTAAAAGGGCAAAATGATATGAAAACGAAAATAAACTATTTAAGAAAACATAATGATGTAAATACATATAGTCAGACTATAAGTATTATTTGTTCAGAAAAGGAATTTATGGATATGGCGCAAGTTGTAAAAAGCTACATTAAAAGCGGTAATACTTATGCGTGTTGTGCTAAACCTATTACAGTAGGAACTAACTTTTTGACTGTTAATACGCTTCATAAATTAGCTTTTAACTTTTGGGAAAATAACAAAAGAGTAAAAACAGACCGTAACACAATTTTAAACATTAAAATACAATAATATGGAAACGAATACATTAAAATATACAGTAGTAAAATCTTTCCGTGAAAAAGGTATCACCTATAAAGTAATAACAACCATTAAATTGCATGATGAATGTAAGAACGGTACGTGTTCATGGAGTATAACGGGCATACTCCAGCAAAAGAAAGGAAACGGACGTTTTTACGATATTGGGCACGGTTGCATCCATGAGGAAATATTAAAAGCTTCTCCAAAGTTGAAAATGTTTGTAGACCTTCATCTATGCGATTGGCGTGGTACACCATTATATCCAGTTGAAACTGGATATTACTTTTTACAAAAAGATAAAAAGCAAGCAAAGGAATATTTGCGCGTAACTGATGAAGAACTGGAATTTTTGGCAAAGTGTGAAGACAAAGACTATTTTAAATACCAATTGTTTGCGCTTGGTATTGTGGAAAGATGGCAAGAAGAAAGCAGGAAAGCAATACAAACACTGGAAGAATTAACGGGTGATGTTTGGGTTAATCCATATAAGGAAAGCGAAGAACGCCACAGACTTGTTTTAAGTGACGAAGAACGCGAAGAAATAGAGGGGAAATATTATCTGGATATTATACGGAAAGCGCGATACAAGAACGCCAAGAAGCTAAAAGAATTGCCGAAATAGAGAAAAGAAAAAACGAAGTGATTAAAACCTTTGAAAAAAGAATAAACAAAGCAACAAAAGAAAAAGATGTAAAATTAGCTATATTAGGGGCTGGATTATTATCAGATAATTATATCTACTATGTTGAAGGTAATAATGTAGTTTTCAATTATTATAGCTATCACGACAAAGTAACAGAAGAAGAATATAATAACATGCTTAAAAATATAGACTATTCTCTATTGCCGGAAGGAATTAAATTTGAATTCAAATAATAATAATGGAACTATGAGTATAACAGATTTTTATAACGGACGCTTTGTTAGCGGTAAAATATTAAAGCGTGATTATCGCATTATATGGCAACGAATTGTAATAGCTACAGCCGCTTTGTGTGAAATGTTCATTTTTATGATGGCTATTCAGTTAATGTGTTGGTTATCTAATTTGTGTAACTACGTTTTTAGGTAATAGCATGAAGTTAATAACGAAATTTAAGCCCGAACTAAAAGAGTTTATAAGCCTGCAAGGGTTGAATATCAATGATACAATGAAGGCAGTGAGAAACGGAAATCTGTTTATTTATAAGGCAGAAACAAAGCGCGAAATATTGTATCATGGTATTACTAATTTAAAGCACCCGTATATATTATCAGAGCATAAGCTTCCATTATAACAAAAAGTTATAACTGTTTTGGTAATATATATAATATATATAATATATATAATATAACAATAAAGTAGTGTATGAAAACTTATAAAAATTTTGAAGAAGACTTTGAGAAGGCAAAAGCAAACATGGAACTTCTGGAAAACATTGTGTCTGTAGGCATTCCAAAGAAACAAGCGGTTTACTTTAATAGCATATCAGTAGATAGTAAGTACAGCATGGGACAAAGAACGTATCTATACGTAGGTGATAAATTGGTGCATTGCAATGATGAAAGAAAGTTTTATGTAGGGCACAACAAATTTATTGAAACACACGGAAAAATAGTTGTCCGCTTCAACAAAGGAGAATTTAAAAAGTATATGGCTATGTGCGAAGAAATGTATAAAGCCCTTGCAATAGAGGCGAACGCATCTAAATATATTTCTTTAGTGGATAACATAAAAGACTTTATAAAGCCTAATATTGACCTTAAAAACAGCCAGTTTAACAAGAGCAAGGGAATAGGGTGTGTTTACATAGAAAAACAATTTGTATAACTTCTAAATATTAAAAACTATGGCATTAATAATAATTATCGGATTTATTGGCTGTTTGTTGTCTGGAGAACTCATTAAATTAGGCAGATAATGGGAAAGTTCATGCTTCTACTATTGGTGTGGGATATTGTGGCTTTATTTGCCATCATACTACGTCCTAACTTCAAATATAGTAGTGATGTTATCAGTTGGCTTATAGCCGGAATAGCTTTGCCTGTAATAATAATAATCAGTTAGTAATAAGATGGATAAATATGTTTACTACCTTCGTGTATCAACGAATAAACAAGGTGATAGCGGTTTAGGGTTGTCAGCCCAAGAAAAGACTTGTATAGACTATATTAATAGCAAAGGTGGAATTATTTGTGGTAAGTTTGTAGATGTGGCTTCGGGAAAAGACTGTTCCCGTGTGGAGTTGTGGAAAGCTATAGAGTATTGCAAAGCTAATAGTTGCACCCTTGTAGTGGCTAAATTGGATAGGCTTTCAAGAGATGCCGAGTTCGTTTTTCATGTAGTAAATACGGGCATAGATATATATTTTTGTGACCTTCCAGTAGTAAATACTATGGTATTAGGTATCTTTGCATCCGTTGCACAATACGAACGCGAACTAATTAGCAAACGTACAAAAGATGCGTTAGCAGCAAACAAGGCACGCGGCATATTATCCGGCACAGCTAATAGCAACTATCGAATTGACGAAGAAAGTAAGAAGCAAGCAAGTATAGCAAGTGCAAGAACGCGAAACAGAAAAGTAGTAGAAAGTGCTGAGTTCGCTTGCTTTTGTAGAATCCTACGAAAAGTTATACCTATACTGAATGAAAATTCTACGGATGAAGAACTATTCTTTTTAAACTGGACTAAATACCGTACAAGTTTTGTACTTTCCCAGTATCACAAAGCGGAAATAAAGGAACTCATGCAGGAAGCTAATAGGAACAACAATAAATTGTTTATCGGCATTGACTTTACGAATGCTAATTTTTATCAGTATATTAGTAGCCGCGTACAAGCTACGTTCAATTCAATTTCTAAATACAAAGAATATAATAACCTATAAACTAAAAGGATATGAGAATACTTCAAATTGCCCTAATAACACAAAAGGGTAACGTCTTTAACGTAAAGATGCAAATAGACGAAATTGTCTTTGAGAGTAAAGAAGAAGTAAGGGAAAAACTACTTTCTGTATTTGCCAATAGGCAGGATGCTGTAGTAGACGTTGTAATTCATTCCATACAAGACGAATTAGAGCTTTCCGACTACTCCAATGAGCAACTTAAAGCAGAACTAAAAAGAAGGTCAAATATCGCGCGTATGAAAGCTATTAGAGAAAAGCCCAAGTATTATTATTGGGAAGGTACTATAGTTGATATTCTGAAGCGATATAATAGGTTTGCCAATTGGAAATTTAAAATAGATTCCGAAGAACTGGCGGCAAATGAAAATTTTTCGTATCTGAATAAATGGCATGGTTTTGAAATGATAAGCGGTGCTTTCAATATGACAACTGCACCAAAAGTTGGGGATAGGGTCAAATTAAGGTATCGTGTAGTAAAAAGTCATTTTCGTTCCTATAGAGATTCTAAAATTGTATCAGTAATAGAACGGGCTGACTTGTCAAATGAAACAGTAATAGCAGGCAGTGAATTGTAAACTAAAACTATAAAGAGATGAAAGCAATATTAATAGCAACCAAAGAAACAATTGACGTAATAAAGGCTGAGGAATATACCAACATTTACGTAACAGAGGATGGCAGTCAGTCCTTCTTAGGTGGTGAACTTATTCTTCTTGATGAAGTGAAGGAAGAAGCAAAAGAACGGGATTGGGAAGAGGTTAGGATAAATGCTGCAATAGCAACAATGCAAACACTTTTAAATAATCCACAATATGAGAACAAATCAATAATAGCCATAGCTGACATGAGCGTAAGTATGGCTGATGTATTGGTTAAAAAGCTGAAAGGAGAATAACTATGTAAAAGTTGAGGTATGAAACATATATTGGATTGGTATAATGAAAATACTCCTCAAAATGAGGATGAATACGAAAAAGGATGCTTGACAAGTGCTGCAATAATAGCAATAATCTTCATAGCATTAACAGTAGCAATAATAAATATTTGATTTGAAAATGGAAAAACAACCGATTAGCATACAAGACGTGATACAAGAACTTCGCGACTTGTTCAGAGTTACAAACAGAGGATTTTCAAGTGAAATAGACGGGATATTCTTTATTGACAAAAGGCAATATTCCGCATCCGAGGTACACATGAAGCTTGAAATGTACTTCAATGACAAGTATATAATCAACGGACTTTGTAAGATATATCCGAATTGTGTGACTTATACACGATTTGAGATTAAGAGCATCGACAAGCTGATACCTGACTATAAACTCATGGGAGGTTATACTCCCGAAAAGGAGGACTGAATTATGGCGAAGAGTATATTTACTCCAATGGAGAAGTTCAACGAAATTTTGGCAGCCTATAAACTTAAATCGAGTAATATCGGAGAGTATGAGGGAAAGCATATCAGAGTATTCCACAATGAGAAGAAGCTGTTTGATTACTACCCATGCCGGATGAAGCTATTTGACTACCATAATTGGCATCAGCTAAGTTATCCTATGCACGGGAACAAGGATTGGGAGAAGGAACTAAGAACAATAATCGAAAAACTGATAAAACAATGAAGAAGTTAGTAATGACATTGATTTGCTTGCTTTCACTGATGGCAAGTATGCAGGCGCAAACAGATTGGAAGAGCCAGCTTAACTATTTGTATGGTACATGGACTGTACAGTATATACAAGACCGTAACGATAATGTAAGCACACCGCCAAACTTGGTGACAATGAAGTTCAACCGGGATATGACTTGTATTATAACCCAAGACGGACATAAGATACAAGGCACATTCAAAGCGGAACAATTCATGCAAGGCGAGTTTGACTTGTTTACTGGACTTTTTGTACAAGCATATTCTAACAAAAGCAAGAAGACAATACTGTACTTTCAAGTGTACGATATAAACAACAGTAAAGGAGTTATCAGCGTGCCAGAAGTCAAAGAGTATTGGCAGATAAAAAAGAACCTATTTGAGATAGATGATTAATAATTGTTAATAGTTTGACTTGTTTTTTGGAAGTTTCAAAAATAACAGCGTTCTTTGCATTGCAATCGAGAGGTAGAAGTCTCAGTGATAAATGATATTAGGATTCAATAGCAATTCAACATATAGCTTACATTGGCAACTTCTACCTGCAAACGTGCAGCCTGCCAGTGTATAGCAAATCTAAAAGCACTGGGAGTTTTCTCGGTGCTTTTTGCTTTTTTGTAGTCCTGCCATTCGGAGCAAATATATAAACTGCATAGAAGAGGTCGTACAAATGCAGCCAGTCGGGGATGTGATAGAACAACTGGGTACGAATGTTGAATAGTAACATAAATGGTTCTAAGCTGCTTATCTATTCTGTGTTGCAGCACGCTTGAAAAGGTTCAGTTTATGCTGGTTAGCTTAAAAGCGTTCCCCGAACAAGAATAAAATCTTGCTTAGGGGACTTTACACACGTAGGTTTGTTTGTCTGGTTAACTTATTGTTTGTTTTATATTTATAACTATAATATTATGAAAATATATGTTGGATATACAAAAGAGCAAATTGAATGGATTAGAAAGCACGCTTTAGACGATAAGTATAAGGCATGGGTTAAAGATAAGCGCAAGAAGAAAAAGAAGGTTACTTCCAAAGTCAAATCTAAAAGTAAGCCCATACCCAATAAACCAAAGAAGAAGAAAGAGCGAATACCATACTATTTACAGCTTAAAGACAAAAGGTGGTTGAAAAGGAGAGAAGAAATATTTGCCGTTAAAGGCAAGGTCTGTAGTCAGTGTGGTGCAACTGCCAATTTACACGTTCATCATCTTAGGTATCTTTATGGTAAGATGGCTTGGGAATATAAAGACAAGGATTTAGTTGTTCTATGCGACCATTGTCATAAGGCTGCTCACTGTATAGACTTGGATGAAGAGTTTAATGCTATTACCAATTTTTAAATACAAATGATATGAAGATTATCTTTTTAGACATTGATGGAGTTGTTTCTACACATCGCTGCCAATGGAAGCTTGACCCAGAAAAAATGGAATTGATAAAGAAGATATGTGATGCTACAGATGCTAAGATAGTGATTACTTCTTCTTGGAGGGGATATAACTTGAAACAGACCATAGAGAATTTGGTTGACTTGGAGAGAGAAGCAGGGAATCAGCCTTTTTTATATCCCGAACTTATTGTTGGCTGTACTGATAGAATGTATTCCTTCAAACATGGGAATAGAGATACTCATTTTACACTTCCTCGCGGTTGCGAAATAGAACGTTACTGCTTTGAGCACCAAGAAATCGAAAGCTATGTTATACTTGATGATGATTCGGACATGCTTCTTGAACATAAGGACAAGTTTATTCAGACCAATGCCTTATTGGGTATTTCCGAAGAAGATGCAAAGAAAGCCATCGCTATACTGAAAGGCAAGAAACGTGTTTCGACAACAAGTAAAACGTTTGATGTCCGTGCCGACTTGTCCTATGTCAGTGAGGAACTGAAAGATTCTTGGAACATTTGGCTTGACTACAAGGACGAAATCAAGAAGCAGTACAAGACGGAACGAGGTGCAAAGATGATGTATTCCAAGTTAGAAAAGTATTCTGATGGAAACCCTATTCTTGCTTGCGCCATTGTCAACGAAGCCATCTGTCATAGCTGGGACGGATTCTATTCATTATCCGACAAACAGAAAGATTTTTTCCTATCGGATAAAAGCCCTTATAGGAGCGAAAATTCCAATTCTTCCTACATAGATAAGAGATTGCAGGAGTTGGACGAGAAAATCGAAAAATACAAATAGTATAACATCAAATGAAGAGTATTATGAAGCGTAGGGAGTTAAATATTGGAAATATTGTTCAAGTCGGGTTTAATAAAGTCAGAAAAGACAAACGTATTTCATCCGAATGGGTGAATGTAAAGGGCTTTGATACCTATAAGAGAGCGAAAGAGTTGTTGGATGTTTTAAATGGTGATTGATATGAATATAGAAGAAGCAAAAATAAAGAAAGCGAAAGCAGAAATGGAGATAGCCCGGATTCTGGAAAATCTCGAATTAGAAACCGGATTGAAAACCAATATAGTGTATGTATATCGGGAAAACACAGAATCAGAACCTTTATCTCAACCCAAAGAGTGTATAAGAATAGATATTATTTTAACACTATGATAAAATTAAGACTGATACTCCGATGGCTGCTTATCCCTTTATGGTTCGCCATATTCATAGCCTATCTGCCGATATGGTATTTGCAAATGAGCTGGTACTATTTCAGCTTTAGCGATTACTGGGACAGCTATTTAGTTTTATGGGACAGAATAATGTTGTTTTTAAAACTTAAAAAGGAATAGGAGAAGGTCATGGAAGTAAAGAACGGAATAATAATAGACGGAGTGTTGCATGAATTGTGCGTTGGAATATGTGATGAGTGCTCATTACAAAATGAGTGTGATGATAGTTCAGAAATCATTTGCGATATACCTTTTGACAAACATAGTGCTTTATGTGGGAAATTTATTGATTGCGGAACGAATGAAGAACTATTCCTGGCTATCGCTGCATTGAGGGATGATACAGACAAGTACCAATGGTTTACTGATGGGGATTTATGGTTTAAATGTGGTGATGAAGTATGTAATGAAACTATTGAGTATTATCTTAATAAATATGGCAGAAAAATCCACAAGGCTACTGTAAACGAATTAATAGAACATTTTAAAACAAAGGAGGAACAATGAAAGCAAGAGTAAAATCAACAGGGCAAATTGTAGAAATCAAGGATTTATATGATGATGGCACTGCATTGGTGAATGATAAATATTTAAAAATATCAGAACTTGATTTCTTTAGTGAAACTATCGACTGGGAACAACGTAGGTACGAATTAGCGAAAGATATTATTAAGGCTGTTGTAGCAGATGACTGTGGGGGTAATTCTGATGCAATCGCTAAATATGCGGTTAATTGCGCTGATGCACTAATTAAAAGATTAAAGGAGGTGAATAATGGATAGCGTACAGACGCAAACACTTTCCATTAAAGGAGATGGAGGTGGTGAAGCGTATATTGACTTTTGCGATGGACAATTGTGTGTTTCTGTTGTTATAGAAGGGAAACAGGCGGATTTTACTTTTGAGCCTGTTACTCTACGAATGTTTGCCCATGCTTACAAGCTGCATTGTGAAGAGTGTGAAGAATGTGAAAAGAAGAAAGGAGAATAACCATGAAAGTGTTAAGAGATAAAACTCCTGTCGCTCGTAAAGAGCACAGGTGCAATTTTTGCGGTGGAGTAATTTCCGTTGGAGAAAAATACAACAGACAGACCAATGTTTATGACGGTCGTGTTGATGACTGGGTATCCCACTGTGAATGTTCCAAGTTAGCCTGTGAACTTGATATGTTTGATTATTGCATTCTTTCCTTGCATTTACTTTGAGAACAAAAAGATGATGTATTTCTCTAATGATAGTTTAAACATCAAAAACAAGACATTATCAGAGAAACATCAAATCATACTTCAAATGATAGATATTAGGAACTACTTTTATACGGTATTGTATAAGATGTTCTTTGTGTGTGAAAGAATTGGATTAAGAATCGTATTGGAGAATCCAGCAACACAACCTAACTTCATCTTATTCACTCAAAATTTCTATGTAAAACCTACCATTATTGATAACAACAGGCAGCTACGAGGTGACTACTTCAAAAAGCCGACCGCATATTGGTTCTTTAATTGCGAACCTACAAACGGGCGAAGCTATCAGAAACCAAAAGAGACTAAAATAGTTCAGAATTGCAAGAAAGGTAAGAGTGCCGGTATATGTTCGGAAGAACGTTCTCTTATATCACCGGACTACGCAAGGAATTTCATTTGCGACTTCATACTTGGGAAAGTTCAAAAACATACACAACTTGATTTATTTAAATAAGAGGGAATAACTATGAATGAAGAACTTTTAAAATTAGCATATCAATCCCTCAAACGTCAATTTGACAACATTAGCAAAGATAGTTGGATATGGACTGATTTCTTTGAAGATGAAAAAGTGGGATTTGATTACTTCAAAAAACAAATTGAACAAGATGAAGATTTTGCCTGCCTGCAAGACGAGACATATTACTTGGACGAGGATTTAGACGAACTGGCATATGATATAGCTTATGAAATTGCTTTAAAGTTGAAAGAAAATGATTTTTTTCATCAATGTGAACAATGTATGTTAGAAACTTATAGAATTGAATAATTATGGACGAGAAATTTAAAAAGAAATACGGTATCTACGATGGTATAGATACAAGCACATTCAAGCATATCCCCGAAATTAGTTTCTACAATAACAACTATTTCGTGGGCTTAAAGAGAGATAAAAATGTAACAAATGACCTACTTTTCGCACACAGTGATGATGATAACCAAACAGACTGGTATGTTTTAAATGGAAGTTTTGCTACATATATTGGCTACGAGTTTACAGACAAGGGAGTAATTAATCTTAGTGATGAACCATTTATTTAATGATTATGAAATATACACTTACCAAAATTTATATCTATAGGTGCATAGCTCCATATCGAAAAAGTTATAGCATAATGACTTATGACGGGCTAAATAGAAGCAACATTGTAATTGTTGGTAAAAAGCGGTTATTGAAAGTTGCCTTTGCCTTGATACTTATGGTTTTATTTAATAAAAGAACTACTATAACCAGATGATTATGAAACAGACGGTAGAAGAAGCAGCAAGCGAGTGTAGGCGTACAACTGCACAATCAATGGGTGTATATAGCCAATATCACTCAATAGATGAGTGCCCTAATCATGGGATTACATATGATGAAATTGCAGAAGCTGCATTTATAAAGGGTGCCGAATGGCAGGCAAAGCAATCACCGTGGATAAGCGTAGAGGAACGGTTGCCGGAACAAAACGAACTTGTTCTTTGTAGAATGGTATCAAATGAAGCCATTGTAAGCGGATTTATTATACCTACGCCAAGTGGGAGACCTCGTGTTGTAACATTGCCGGATTTTGAATTTGAAGATTATGGCGATTACGTTTGTGACATGTGGACACCTATCCCCTCATTCGATGAGATACTCGAAGCAAACAAGGATGTACTGGAACGGATTAAAGAGAAAGGAGATTGAATATGAAATTGGAAGAATTAGAAGAATTAATGATAACAGGAAAAGGATTAAAAACATTTGTAGCAAGCGATATTTGTACTGATAGTATTGATTATGCAAAAGCCTGCGCACAAGAACTATTAGATAAATTAAGGGAGGAACTACCATGAATGAAATAACTATTAGACAATGGTATGATACCTTTAAATCGGGTGAAGAATTGGTCGAAGTTCGTATAGTAGACAATGCTTATAAACGAACTTATTCCGGCTACTTTACTGATGTAAACACCCTGCTCAACGAAATTAGGAAGTATGACAACTGTAACATCTACTTCACATTGAATGCCATCAATCCAGCATGTTATGACAGAGAGCAGCATGATAGGATTGTTACCAAACCAAAGTCAACTACTTCTGACAATGACATTGTTGGAAGAGATTGGATATTGATAGACATAGATACTAAGAAGCCATCAGACACAAACTCAACTGATGAAGAGAAGGAGATGGTGAAAGAAGTAGTCAACAATGTATTCAAGTTCCTACGGGATGAAGGTTTTGAAAAACCAGTAGTATGTGATAGTGGTAATGGTTTCCATCTGTTGTACAAAATAGCCATGAAGAATAGCAATGAGAATACTACAATCTGTAAAGAGTTCCTGCAAGTTCTTGATATGCTATTCTCTAATCCGAATGTGGAGATTGATTGTAGTACGTTCAATTCAAGCCGCATTTGTAAACTTTACGGAACATTTAGTAGAAAGGGAAGTAATACCAAGAAGCGTCCTCAAAGGGAAAGTAAGATACTAAGAATACCAGATGAAATTAAAATAACTCCAAACGAATACTTTGCCAAAGTTGCTGCCATGCTCCCGAAACCGGAACAACCGAGCAAAAGCAATTACTACAGCAATGAGAAGTTTGACTTAGAAGCATTTCTGAACAAACACCACATTGCAGTGAGAAACATTGTAAGGACATCATCATTTACAAAGTACATACTTGACGAATGCCCATTCAATAGTTCACACCGCGCTCCGGATTCAGCAATCTTTGAGATGTCTAATGGAGGGCTTGGCTTTAAATGTCTGCATTCAAGTTGTTCTCAATATACATGGAAAGACTTTAGATTGAAATTTGAACCAGATGCTTACGACCACAAGGAATACCAAAGGCACGAGCATAAGATGCAATACTACTCTTCCCAAAAGAAAGAACCTTTTGTACCAAAGAAGGAGGATTCTGCTAAAGGAAAGAAGTGGCTGGCTATGACTGATGTTCAGTATGTGGATATGAGTAAGATGGCTTCAATTCCTACGGGATATAAAGAACTTGACAAAAAAATCATTGGACTGTTGCTTGGAGATGTAACTGTATTGTCTGGCGGCTCTGGTGCGGGAAAAAGTAGTTGGATAGATTGTGTTGCTCTGAATGCTATACAAAGAGGATATAAAGTAGGAATATGGTCGGGAGAATTGCAAGACTTTAGATTTCAAAGCTGGATAAATCAAATCGCTGCTGGTAAAAATTATGTATGCAAAAGGGAGGGCTTTGAAAACTACTACTATGCTCCTAAAAATATTTCCAATCAGATAAGTAATTGGTTAGAAGGCAAACTATTCCTTTACAACAACAATTATGGAAGTAAATGGCAACAACTGTTTGCTGATGTAAAAGAGCTTGTAGACAAAGAAGGTGTACAGCTTATTGTTCTTGATAACTTGATGGCATTGCAGATTGACAACTATGAAGGTGATAAATATACCCAGCAAACTAAGTTCATCAATGACTTAAAAGAATATGCTAAAGCTAAGAATGTGCATGTGCTGTTAGTATGCCATCCAAGAAAAGAAGGTATATTCCTACGAAAAGAAAGCATATCTGGCACAGCAGATTTAACTAACTTAGCTGATTCTGTATTCATCATACATCGAATAGGAAAAGACTTTGAACAGAGGGCAGGGGAGTTCTTCGGCAAGGACAAAGTTCTGCCATATCTAAAGTATAACTCTGTAATTGAGGTCTGCAAGAACCGAAGCATGGGAGTGATAGACTTATTAGTAGGCATGTACTATGAGGTCGAATCCCGTAGACTTAAGAACGAAATATCGGAAAACATTGTCTATGGCTGGCAGGAGCAGCCAGCACAGTTGACATTTGAACCGACACCCGAATCTGATGTTTCTGACTTACAAGACATATATGACAATATGAGCAATCAATTACCGTTTGGTAGCGAATTGCAGGAATTACCTTTTTGATATGAACGAACAAGAAATCACAAACTATGTACTATCTCTTATTCCAAAGGAAGAAAAAGATAGGGTTTTCAAGCAGGAGTATTGTGCTATAGGAACAGATTTTATAGGCTTTATGGAAACATATTACTATCTATCAAAAATCATACCTAAAGAATATACTGTCTATGATTTTGGTTGTGCCTATAATCCACAATGCTATTTATTTCAAGACCATGCAAAATTTATTGCTGTCAATCCAGAAGAAATAGATGGCAAAGAAGTATTTAAAGCACCTAACTGTGATTTCTACAGAATGACTACTAAGCAATTCTTAGAAGATATATATGAAAAGAAAGAAAAAGAGTTCGCCATCTGCAATTATGTTCCTAATTGGCACAAGGAGAGAAGCATAGATTTGGTAAAACTGAACTTTCAGAATTGTTATACCTTTTATCCAAGTTAGTTGTGGAAAATAAAATCGAATTTACGAAAATAGAGCAGTATTTACCGAAAGAAGGCGAAGAAGTTCTATTCCTATGCGAAAATAAGATGATTTTTCATGGGGAATATCTATTAGGTAATTGGTTCATGTATTCGCCAGAATATAGTAGCAAAATTATAAGCAATATCTGCCCATTCAGAGTAATAGGATGGGTAGGAATAAATAACTTTATTTTTTAATCAATTAAAAGAATTAATCATGTTAGTACAATTAATGGAAGCAAAAGTTTCTTACGTGAAAATCAACGAAAGAGGCAAGCAAAAGAGAGTAACAGAAAAGTATCTTGTAAACGCTATGAGTTGCACAGAATGCGAAAAGCTGATGAATGAAGAACTGTCTATCTACCAAGCAGAAGAGTTCTCAGTTCTTGCGGTTGGACGAACAAACTTCCAAGAATTTTTGGGAGATAAGGACAAGGAGGACAAAAAGCTCTTTAAAGTGAAGCTCAACTACATTACTCTAAACGACGAGGGCGACGAGAAGAAGACACCTTGCATGTTGATTGTTGAAGCTGATACAACAGAAGAGGCAACAAACACTGTCAAAGAAGCTATGTCCGCTTCAATGGCTGATTGGAGAATTGGACAAGTTGTTGAATCTAACTATGTGGATATTGTGAACTTGTAGTTTATAATCTCGTTTATTTTAAGCTGAAAGGGAGGGAGTAACAATTGTACTTTCTCTCTTTCTTTTAACACAATTCTGAGTCCTATTTTTTGGAACTTTCCAAAATTTCAGCTACTTTTGTCACTGTAATCAAAACCAATTTTACAATGAAGATAAAATTTAAGAAGCTGGATAAATCAGTTCCTTCACCATTCAAGAAATACCCATCTGACTTTTGCTGGGACTTATACGCTACTTCATGCGAGGAAATTGCACCTAACGTTTATAAGTATGGATTAGGCATTGCGATAGAAATGGAAAGAGATTGGGAAACTATATTGAAAGGTTCTACTATAGACATGGGATTGAACACAGATATAGATTTATCCAAGTGTCCTTTTCATTTGTCACTTGACCTTAGACCAAGAAGCAGCGTTTGGGAAACGGGAATGGTTCTTAGTAACTGCGAAGGTACTGTGGATGAACTATTTAGGGGGGGCTTATCAGCCGTGTTCTATCATTTGTTAACAGATATGCCAAAGTACGAGGTAGGAGATAGAATAATCCAAGCTAAGATAGGTATTACCTTGCCAATCGAATGGGAAGAAGTGGAAGAGCTTTCTGATACCGACAGAGGTGCTAACGGATATGGTAGTACGGGACAAAAGTAAGAACCATTATGGAGAGGTGGATAAGTGTAAAAGAATACGCAAGGAGAATTGGCAAGACTACTTCGGCTGTCTATTATATGATAGCTAATAATAAGGTCGAAGCCCGTCACTTTGCCTATGGAAATAAAAAAGGTCACTTAATAAAAGTAGAAGATGGTGAAGATAAAAGTGAATGTGAAGACGAAGAACGATAGTATTCCGTCTGACACTACGAAGAGAAAGATGCCGATAGTAGTAGACCCAAAACTTCATCCTCATCCAAGATACCATGATACTAATGTAGGTGATATTAGGTTTAGGATTAAGACTACTAAGAAAGATACGGTTAAAGCCGATACAATCAAAGTTGAAGTTAAGAAATGAATACTCTAAATAAATACATATGGTCATTATCTCCATTATTTAGAAAGCTACTTATTGTGCTTACTAAATATGTTGTTTATGTATTATGTCTATTGCTTTTGATTGACTATTCAGAAAAGTTAATAGCATATTACAATAATGACTTCTTTGAGGGGATGGACGGATATGCTTATTTATTTACTCCAATATCGTTCTCTATAACTTTATACGTTAAGATTACTTTAATAGCTGCGATACTACTTTTATTATTAGCTATTTCATTACATTTCTGTTGGAAATACTTATTAGGCGTACTTTACATATTTGCAGTATTAATACAACGTGAGTATTTAGATACAATATTCACATCGAACTCTGCGTCTCTGACTATCTGCTACACTAACATAGCAGTCATTCTCGTTATCCTATTCTTAGGTATTCAGCAATTCTTTAGAAACATTAAATCGGGACAGCATTAGGTTGCTGCCCCACAAATAATATGTACTATAGCCTTGGGCGGGCTTTATAAAACCCAATTATAATGATATGAGCAATTTTATTGGTAAAAAAGTAATTATTAGAGCAGACAGAGCAGGAGTATTCTTCGGAACACTGAAAGAAAAGAATGGCAGTGAAGTTGTATTGACAGACTGCCGCAGATTGTGGTGCTGGTACGGAGCTGCATCCATTTCACAGCTTGCGGTCGAAGGGACAAAAAGACCAAGCGAATGTAAGTTTACCTTAGTCGTACCCACTATCACAATACTTGGAGTAATCGAGATTATTCCTTGTACGGAAGAGGCAGTCAAATCCATTGAGGAGGTAGACGTATGGAAGAACAGATAAAGCTATTTCTTAGCTCTGGCTCTGGCTATGGCTCTGGCTATGGCGATGGCGATGGCTATGGCTCTGGCTATGGCGATGGCTATGGCTCTGGCTCTGGCTCTGGCTTTGGCTATGGCTCTGGCTATGGCTCTGGCGATGGCTATGGCTCTGGCTCTGGCTATGGCGATGGCTCTGGCGATGGCGATGGCTATGGCTATGGCGATGGCTCTGGCGATGGCTATGGCTCTGGCTATGGCTCTGGCTATGGCGATGGAATTAAAACATTCAATGGCGACAAAGTATATATCATTGATGATATTCCTACAATTATCAAGCATATTCATGACAATGTAGCTAAAGGATATATACTGAACGATGACTTTACATTGACTAAAACATTTGTTGCAAAAGAGAATGGGAAATTCGCTCATGGAGAAACATTGCACGATGCGTTTGCTTCGCTTCAAGAAAATTGTATGACGATTCAACCGAGGAGGAAAGGATAGAAGCTTTTAAAAAGCATTTTCCAGACTTTACTAAAAAGGTATCGGCTAAAGAATTATTTTATTGGCATCATGTGCTAATCGGTTCGTGCAAGCAAGGAAGGTTGTCATTCTGTATCAATAAAGGTATAGATATTGAAAAAGATTCATTTACAATATATGAATTTATAGAATTAACTAAAGAATCATATAATGGAGATATTATAAAGAAACTATTATGAGTTGCCATAACAAACTACAGCAGCTTTGCAGAAAGTATCTGAAAAAGTTGTACCGGAAAGCGAGAGATATCGGTCTTGATGAATTTGTCGAAAAGACTATTGCCGAAAACGAAAATGGACGATGCACAGCCACAGTAGAACAAGTCAATATGCTGGCTTCTCTATGTGGGGATGATAGAATAAAAAGGGAGGAAATTCCCAACTTACTCGGTCTGTCATACCGGAAGTGTAACGAACAAAAGATTTTTAAAAGAATACGTAAATTTAAAGACAAAGGTATCTACTCCAAAGTAGATGCTATAATACTAAAAGACCAAATGATATGAAGAAGATTAGACACAATTTCAACAAAGGGATTAAGCTGCATTTAGCTTGTGCAAATGACCTTATCAGACCAGTAATGAATTGCATATATTTCAAAGATGGATATGCAATTGCCTCCAACAGAATGATATTAATTAAAGCTTGCCTAAATGAGATTTGTAACTTTAGAGAAGAAGAGAAGGAATTACTGGACGGTAAACTAATTAGTGCAAAGAATTTTAAGGAAATTATCAAGCATAATATCATTGAGATTGAAGAAGATGGTTTCCACGCTATATATGACGATTGGGATATAAAGTATAGGTTCGCAAATATAGATAGTAAATATCCCAATTATAACGAAGTTATAAGTCAATTCAAACCGGGATTTGCGGAAAAGGTACTTATTGACCCACTTAACATTGAATTGATAGCCGATGCTTTGAATGCAAGGAAAGGCATAAGATTTCATTTTCCTAAAGATGACAGTAAGGGAATTAAGATTACATTTTCCGACAAAGAGTTATCTCTATCCGAAGCTCTTCTAATGACTAAACTTGACTATTGATATGACGGAGCAAGAATACAAGGACTTGGCAAATAGTCAACCAAAGTATTACTATGAGCCAAGAGGAAGAGAGTGGGCTTTATATGAGCGAGAAAAGGACGGCATGGGAGGAACTAAGATATTTGAGCATTGGGATAGAGAAGTTGTCCGCAAGCGATGCTATGAATTGAATGGCTGGGATTATAAACCGTCAGATGAATAGCCTATGCTACAGAAAATGTGCAGAAAGTATCTAAAAAGACTTCTCCCGGCTGCAAAGGAAGTAGGGTTGGAAGAGTTTGTAGTTACTACCATAGATAAAAACAAGTCGGGTACTTGTGTAGCCACCAGACAGCAGGTCGATATGCTTGCCTCAATGTGTGAAGATAATCGGGTTAAACGTGAAGAAATACCAAATATTGTAGGTAAGTCATACCGATTCTGTCTGGCTGGTAATCTTTTCAAGAGAATACGTAAATTTAAAGACAAAGGTGTCTACTCCAAAGTAGATGCTATAATTCTAAAAGGGCAATTATATAGGACTGACACTTAAATGCTTATCTTTGTACATGCAGCGAGTAGAGCGACATATAGCAATAGGCAACAAGCGGTTGGATGAACTTTGCTTCCTATCCAAGAACTTGTACAACTACGTAAACTATCTTATTAGACAAGAGTTTACGAAGAACAAGAAGCTTTTGTCGGAATATGAAGTTACTACCATGCTCGCTAAAGATAAACAAGCGGACTATATAGCCTTGCTTGCACAGACGAGCCAACAGATTATAAAGATACTTTTCAAGAACTGGAAGGGATTTTTTAAACTTTGCAAGGTGAAGGACAAACTGAAAGCCCGTCCCAAGCTTCCCAAGTACAAGCATAAAACGAGAGGACGCAACATTGTGGTATTTACCAATCAGCAGTGTAAGTTGAAGGATGGATATATCCATTTCCCGAAACGTGCCGGGATAGAACCAATAAGAACCAAAGTGGATAACTTGTGCCAAGTGAGGATAATCCCACAGTGCAGTTGCCACATAATAGAAGTAGTTTATGAAAAAGAGAAAGAAGAAGCCACCGAATTAGACGATACAGCTTATCTAAGTATTGACTTAGGACTTGACAATCTCGCCACATCATTTGACCCACAACGCAACCGTTGTTTTGTCATTAACGGCAGACCGCTAAAGTCCATGAACCAATTCTTTAATAAGCGTAGGGCTTTCCTAATGAGCTTGATAGGTAGTCGGGGAATGAGCATACGTATCGGGCGGTTAACTCTAAAGAGGAACTGTAAAGTACACGACTATATGCACAAAGCTTCAAGATTCATAGTCAACTATTGCAAGGATAACCACATTGGAAATATTGTAATAGGAAACAACAAGGATTGGAAGCAGAACTGCAATATGGGAAAGGTAAACAATCAGAACTTTGTAAGCATTCCTTTTGAGAAGTTAATCTCCATGATACAGTACAAGTGCGAGGAAGTTGGGATTAAGGTTATAGTCACGGAAGAGAGCTATACTTCCAAGACAGACCACTATTCAGACGAAGCCATGTGCCACCACGAGAACTATATGGGAAAGCGTATAAAGAGAGGTCTATTCCGTAGCGCATCGGGCAAACTGATAAACGCTGACCTAAACGGAGCGATAGGAATTTTAAGAAAAGTAGTCGGTGAACGCCTTTGGCAAATAGCCGATAGAGGTGGAGTGGCAACACCATCAAGAATACAATTTGTGTGGACTTGTAAATAAGTGCCATATACTGTTTACCGCATATGAGAAAAGATGAAGAGAGTGTATCTTTTAGAGTGGTTGAAAAGGAACATATTAGTACTGTTCAAGACTGCAAACTGGCAGTTGAAGTAACCGAAAAAAAGGCTATTGAAGCGGCAAAGGAAATGATAGTAGATGTATTTAACGAAGTACACGGTATCAATCAGACTATGTACTTGGAGGACTTTGTAGCAAGACTTAAAAAATAAAAGATGGCAGTGAAGTTTAGACATAAAGAAACTGGCTTGTTTTGGTGTATGGCAAAAGGTCGTTTTCCGTCAAGAAATGAATATTATGAATTAGGGGAAGAAAGTATCTTTAGAAAAAGGCATTTATCTAAGCGTGGAGCGATTTACGAAACCGCTACTGAAAAGCAAAAACGAGAATGGATTGGTAAAAAACATGCCGATGAATTTGAAATTGTTAAAGTATAATGTTATGGTAAGAAAAATAAAATTTAGAGGAAAGGACATTGATACGGGAGAATGGAGATATGGATATCTCTCTTTCTTCTATACTGCCGGAAGGGATAAAAACGGATTTATCCTTACGGATAAAGCACAAATATATTCCCAAGAAGACGGACGCTGCTACGACGTATTGGCTGAAACCGTTGGGCAGTTCACTGGACTATTTGACAAGAATGGAAAAGAAATCTATGAAGGCGACATATTACTTATGAGCGAAGACGATGGTTGTATGATATACAACAAGGTCGGAATAAAGGATGGATGTTTTGGGTATATCGGAGAGGTGAATGGCGAATTAATTCCATTTTGCCACTGTGATGTAATAGAAGAAGTTGTAGGTAATATTTTTGATAATCCTAATTTGCTGAATAATGAAGAAGATAATGTTCAATGATGACTATGGCTTAACACAAGCCGTATTGGATGGTCGAAAGACTATGACGAGACGTATAATCAAATGCCCAAGAACCTTTAGGGGTGAATGGGTAGCCGGATTCAATGTACATATCCGTCAATCTGACAAAAAGATAGTTGATTATCCTTGTATGTATGATGCGGACGGACGGGAGTTTGATGGAGGAGAAATACTTCCTAAGTACAAAATCGGAGAAGTTGTTGCCATTGCGCAAAGTTATATGGATGTTGACCGATTTCATAGAAAAGGGAAAAATGCAGCTTACTTAGAATACTTGGATTCTATATTGCCTGAACTGAAATTACATCCCGGTTGGACTAATAAAATGTTTGTGAAAGCCGACCTAATGCCCCGCCATATTGAATTTACAGATTGTAAGGTTGAACGCTTACAGGACATTAGCGATGAAGATTGCTTGAAAGAAGGGATATATGAAGATTCGGGTGATGATGAGTTTCCGCCATCTATATTTTATGAATTTGAGGGAAACAAAGACGATGGATTTGATACTCCACGTGAAGCCTTTGCCGCCCTCATAGATAAAATATCTGGTCGTGGCACATGGAACAATAATCTTTATACATTTGCTTATGAATTTGAACTAATAGACTAATTATGAAGAAACAAACTTGGAAGATGCACTTCTATAAAGGAGTGCCATGTACATGGGAACATGAACCCTATGACGAAGAAAGAGAAAACTATACCTTTGAAGCGGACTTATACATAAAGAATTATGGCGGAGGCTATTCATCAGCAGTAATTTACCTTTGTCCGTGGCAAGAAAGGAATAAAGACTTTTGGCACTTAAAGGTCAATTATCAAGTATTTATGAGCGATTCTATTGATATGATTCAGAACGCAGTCAAAGGTAGAATCAAAGGTACATTTACTTGGGTAAAGGAAGGGTCTAATTATGGGATTAAATTAGTAGCAGCTAAAGAATAATAGTATGGTAATAAATACAAGATTCAGTGTTCTACCTACAAGGATATACAATATGTATAACTACTATTAGTAGTATAAGTGTTGAATGGTCGTATGCAGATGATAGATTTGTAATGGTTTATAAACTTGCAGATGGTTCTACTTCTTTGAGGAATGATTATCCCAAGTGGAACAGACCATTGTTTCAAACCCAAGAAGCCCTTTTTAAATACTTACTAAAAGAGAATAATTTACATGAAAAATCAAACATTGTCGATTGAACAGATGCAGCATTTGCAGAAGATAGGAGTAGATACAAGCAACGCAAGTATGGTATTAATTGCTACAGATAATGATGGCTGTATTTTAGATTGGGGAGAAGCATTAGAATATGTGAATAGTAAAGAGCAAGATGTTTACTTTAATCTATTGGATGCTGAAACGGGAGATTACGACCATTCATATCGGGAAGACTGTGGAGTGTTCACTTTGCAAGATGTACTCAATAAAATGCCATACAAAATAGATGTATATGAAATGAGCATAAGCTTTAATGGCAAATGGATAATCAGATATAAGCATCCTAAAGATAACATTTCACTTCATTTTGTAATGAACAAAAGCCTTATTCAAGCAGCTTATGAAATCTTATGTTGGTATATGGAAAAGGAATACTTAAAACTTATAAAACCCTATGTAGTTAATGAAAGTTAATTATGGGGGGGGGTAATTTCTAAATTTGTATCTTTATATCAAGTTTAATCAATTAATTTACAATCAAATGGAAATAGCAAGAGATAAGAACAATAACCACATGCAAGCAGTAGTTATAGACACTGCATATAATGTGGAGCAAGGACAAACTCTCAAATTAGGAGAGGGACTTTACCGATTTGCAGCTTATGAAGATACTACCTTCAATATGCCGTTTGAAGACCCTAATCACGAAAGACCAGTCTTAGCAGCTATCTATATGCCTGCTGGCAGTGTCGAATACTTTTATGTCTATGATGGCACTCTTTCTGTTGTAGAAGGAAAACTCAATATCATGGATACTGACATTCAAACAAATTCATAGCCTATGTTAGTAAATGTTGGTAAACTAATGAGCCATGCATCAACTAAGGGAGGGGGAGGAGTTAAGCACCCATTCAATCCTTCTTTAGTTGATGCATGGTTTATGTCCGGACTATCCAATGTAGACAAGCCTTCCTCTATCCGTGGTGTTAAGGGCAATGAGATGCAGCTTAAGAACTTCGCTTATTCTCTTTCTTCCGGGTTTGGGAAGTATGAGGTAGATTTTAATTCTTGGAAGAAAGAGAATACAAATATTAATGTTACAAGCTCTTCTATAACAATAACAGGCGTTTTGGAAGTTAATACGCTTACAACATATAAAAATGAAATATCTAAAGAGTGGAAGGTAAAAATAACCGGACTTCCTGCTTCAAAAAGCATATTTTATAGATATTATGAAGATAGCGACAAATATAAACAATATGAGATGAATAAAAATGGTGTCTATTCATTACCCCCATCTAAAGTGTTTGGCTCCATTGCATTTATATGTAATTCAAACGCTTTAGATAAATTAACTAATCTAACTATCACCCAACTGCCATCTGCCTATGAAGGCGCACTTGTGTTCGATGGAGTGGATGATTACGGTATATGTAATAATCTGCCTATTCTTAACGATTATACAGTGATATGTAGGAGAGAAATAATAAATAAAGAATTTGGTGCTATAGCAAGTAAAAGAACTTCATCCTCTCAATGGGACGGTGCATTTATTTTTGAAAGAAATAATCAGTTAACCAGCTTCGGACAAAATAACTACCGTACAATTCAACAAAATAATGTATCTTATATGACAACTACTTCTTATAATGGAGATACTATAAGTCGTGGCTCATTACAAGATACAGAATATTTGGTTTTAGGTGCTGATGGTTTTAATATTGATTTGAATAGAGCACATGGATTCTCCAATTGTGCTATCTACTACTTTGCTCTCTATAACAAGTCTTTGACACCCGAAGAGGTTGAAGAGGAGAAAGTAAAGCTTGAAAATTATTGGGAAGGAGGTAAAAATGAATTGGCTTGAAATACCCGTAGAAGACTTGAAACAATTCGACAAGGATTGGGAAGTCAGAAGAAAGAATGTAGACGAAACAAAAGCTCTTTTGCATGAGGAAATATATAATGAACTTGTACCACAAGTTGAACCATTATCAGAAGAAGGAGAACCGATAGTCTATCCCTATCCACTTCTTGACAATCAAATGGTTGAAGCTCTGTTGGAAACTTCTGAATGGTCTAATATAGATGAATAAGGCTATACTTGTAGGATGGATTACTGACATTAGAGAAGTCGGTAGTTATGGGGTAATGGTGAAACTCAAAACTTGCGAAAAGGGTTTTACTACCCAAAAAGGCTATAAGGTAGCTGATAGGATAGATTATCATGTATGCCTTGCAAAAGGAACAATGACACGATACATTCTCGACAACTTCAATGTAGGCAACTTAGTTGAACTTACTGGGAAGATATACAACAAGCTGGAAGAAACCAAACATGGCGATAAGGTTCAGTTAACCAATATCCACATACAGACAATCAATCTGTATTCTCTGAACAACATATCTCCAGTTTCAAAGAGCAATGGTGATACAAAATCTGTAGAAAATCCCGATTTATATTTTGAATAACTAAAGTTTATTGCTACATTTGTGCTACAAACTTTTGGTTCATAATATAACAGCATTTTAAACCTATTCTTTAGCTGGCAAATTGCATTTCTAATTTTCTTGTGGGGAGGGATTAAATTCTCTCCCTTATTTTTTGGAACTTTCCAAAATTTAGTCTATCTTTGCCTTATCTTAAAAAAAGAAAATCAATGGAGAAAAAGAACTACTTAGACGATTGCCTCGCAACGCTTCAAATTCCGTCACTCCCTAAAAAAACTTGGGACAAGGTTTCCGAATTTAACAAAGGAATTTGCCTTGTAAGACGGATTGACGGAACAGAAAACTATGCAATTTGTCGGTACAATAAAGAGAAGGACGAAGCTGTCAAAGTCGTTAAAGATTTCTGCTTGGCGACATTTACAGAAATTCTTGAATGCTATCCAGTTCCCGACTTTGTGGAAGCTGACATTGAAAGCATGGACTTGGACGAAGCTAACAAGATGGCAATGGAAGAATTGCTGGAAGAACGTCAAGAAGCTATCATGGAAGATGTCAAAGTTGAGGAGGAGAAATTGCCGGAGTGGATATACCCATTCATCAGTAACCGGGAAGAAGCTCTTGCATTCCTTAAAAGTAAAAGAATAAGAAACGCCCACTCTCTGAAATCTGACGAGGCTGTCAAAGCTAAATTGTATTTAGTTTACGAGGACGAAAAAAAGAAAAATAAATAACCAAAAATGATATGATGGATATTAGTAAAATGAGCAAGGCACAGCTTGTAAAACTCATAGGTACTTCCGATGTATTCGTGCCAAAGACCAAAGGACACATGTATTGCAGACTGGACGATAGAGGAATTTCTATTGCAGTTACCGACGATTACTCAGTTGTGTCTACCAACTTCCATAGAAACGTATTTACCAATGTAGTAAGTGGCGGTTATTCTAATCCTTATCTGTGGCTTAGAACATTCTGTGAGTGCATCGAAGCAAGCAAAGAATTTGGAGAAGTTAAGGACAAGAATGGGAATGTACAAGGTTTCAGCTTCTCTCAACTGATGGAACATGCTGACGAAATGCCGGAAGAGGTTGTTAAGGTATTGCAGCATACAGAGCGATGGATTTATACGCTTTCCGAGCCAGCCTTTGCCGTTGGAGGAGATACATTGCAAGTCACCAATGTAATGTGTATGTACTTCTCATACTTGGCAAAAAGTAATACCATGCTCATGCCAGCACCTTCCGATATTTCTCGCAACGAATTTTATCAGAAGTATATCGAAACTATCCGCTATCTTTCTCTTGAAACAACGCTTGATGAAGAAAAGGTAAAAGATTTGAAGGAACAAATCTGCAACATCGAACGTGAGGCAATGAACAAGATTGAGATTCTGATAAGGGATAACGGTGGTGAATTTAAACAATCAATTGCCATTCCTAAAAGAGAGGTTGATGAAGGAGAAGCCTTAAACGAAATGAGGAGTGACACTTAGCTTTTTATAAAAAAGCCAATGTAGCGAAAACCAAGCTACGCAGAGTGATTTAAAATAGTATTAACCCAACCGCTGGCGCAGCGGGGATTGGACGGTGAGAACCCAACTATGGACGACCGGGGCGCAAGCTCCCTAAGAAGTAGTGGCTCGATGAAACGTCAAGTTGTCCAAGTGTAAGCTTGGATATAAACGCCCGAAATGAAGAATGATAACGTGGAGTAACATTGTTGCGGTCGTGATAGGCATTGCATTTATATACTGGCTATATAAGATTAGCGATTATGGAAATCCTTTTATAGCTGGCTTTATGAGCGTTTTATGGTTATTCTCCCTAATCATATTCTACGCGATTTGGGGAGGAATATTTTGGTGGTAGCATGAAAATACATGAATTTAATCTAACTCCTTATCCAAGAAAATTATGGGTAATTAAGAAATGGACGGAGAAGGAACTAAAAGAAGCTTTTTGTAGATACAATGGTGACGAAATAGATTGGGATTTGGATGATAGCGATAGTCCTTTTAGTATAAGAGTTGCGCCAAGAGTTCAATACAAAGATACAGGGATGTTTGGAATACTCGTATTAATGAAGTCAAATGCACCAAACAAAGATTTGGCTCACGATGCAGGGCATATAGCTATATCGTTATTTGATGAAATAGGCTCGTATGCTAATTCCCAAGACCAAGAACCCTTTTGCTATTTACTCGGATATATTTATGATTGCTTAGAACAAGTTAAACGAAATAAGTTTAAAGATGAATAAGATAGAAAGATTTAAAGAGATAGTTGCTGAAATGGCAACGCTCTACGAAAACAAGAACAAAGATTATGGCGATTCATTCGGCAAGTCAATCAAAGAACATGGCAATATAGCTGGCATTGTTCGCATGGAAGATAAGTTTAACCGATTGAAGTCATTGCTTAATAGTAATGAGAAGCCTAATTATGAATCGGTGTCTGATACGCTGACTGACCTTGCAAACTACGCCATTATGATGCGTATCGAACTTGAAGGTAAAGAAGGTACTACTCAAAAGGCTACTCAATTTGAATGTAAGGTAGATGCAGACCTATCATCTCTTGTCGGTAAAATCATGACTTGCCCACACAAAAGTCTGTTAGAGGACGGAGCAGAGGAAATAAATAAAGCTTTGCGCCAGATATTGGCAGATTTAGAAGAAACAGAGAGAATCTTTAAAGAACCTTTTGAAGATTCAGATATAATCAAAGAAAAGATATTAAAGTCTTTAGCTAATAGGTTCAAAGAAATTGCCGATGATATATTTTGTACAATAAAATTCTAAAGTGGTCGAATTTGACTACTTTAAAATACCGTCTGTGAAGATAGTTTAGATTGATTTTCAATTTTTCATTAAGAGTGATTTTAATATTCTTATACCCTTCTTGCTTGTGAAAGTAGGAAGGTTTTTTGGAACTTTCACAGATTTAAGCTACATTTGTAGCGAAGTCTAAACTTAAATATTTAACGAAATGGCTGGAACAACTTTTACCAACAAGCGACTTTCCTATCATGTGTCTAACACAAATGGCACTATCACATTGGAAGGTGACACTACAATCAATTCACAATCATTGATTGATTCATTCAACGGTAGTGTAAACTCTACTACCAGACAGTACGGCAACTTCTCTTATTCTGAATCCGATGGGGGACAAGTCAACAGAAGCTACAACGGCTCAAAGGACATCGAAGTAGAGGCTTGTGACCTTATTGATTCTGTAATTGAAGACCTCAAAGCAGAAGCGTTGAAATAATGGTTAATTACGAGCAGACAAAGAGTTTAATGAAATCAAGAGGGGTAGATAACCTCTCTCCTCTTGACTTCTCTTTTTCTATGATGGTAGCTATTGGTATCAATGAGATACAATCTTATATGGTTACTATCAGAGGAAAAGAGTATGAAAAGAAAACCGAAGAACAAATACCTAAGTTTCGTGAAAGATGCAGCTTGGAAGTTACAGACTATCTTGAACGGACAGATATTAAAGAAACTATAAGGTTTCTTAGGGCAGAGCATGATAGGAATATCAAAGATACTGCCTTGCAGCTTGAAGACATTGACTTCAATGCAGAAGACCTAAGAAAGATATTGGCGAAGTTCTTGAAAGAGAAATACAAGGACATTGACGCAGCCGACGCAAAGGACCTGCTCAACGCTATCAAAATATATGTGGATAAGTTCGGAGATTCCGGAGAAGATGGAGTTGCCAAGTTTAACCGACACTTTATCCAAGTTTATCCTCCTTATAATGCTGTATGTCCCAACTGCGGAAAAGAAATTGACCTCCCTCGTGGCGTCAATTCTAAATGCAAGCATTGCGACCATCAGTTTGTATGGAGTGAGGAAAAGGAAAGATACTATTAACATCCTTTATTTATTAAAACTTTGTAAGTTATTCATTTTGAGCATCGGTTTGTGAAAATAGATGCTTTTTATAGAAACATTTTAAAAACAATATAATAATGAAAACATCTAAAATTGTAAGCGTTTATAAGACAATGAACGATAGCAAACTCACTAAGATGGAGGATGCTGACAAGTTTAAAGTTATTAAAGCATTACGTGCTATTAAGCCAATCAGTGAAGGCTATGAGGAATTTGTCAAGCTGACACACGAGAAGCTGAAAGACGATAAAATGGAAGAGATGCAGAAGAAAGCCCAACACTGGCAGGAAATGCAATCACAAGGGAAGGAAGTCGAATATTCTTTTGAGGAGCGCAAGGAACTCAATGAATATTTCCAAAACTTCAACAATACCATTGAGAAGCTGATGAAAGAAGAGGGCGACAAGGAGAACGAACTCACCTATGACAAGTTGAGTGAGGACGCTTTCGGAAAGTACATCGCTTCCAACGACTTCAATGTAAGTACCATCATGGACTTGCAGGAAGTTCTTGTCGGAGAATAATATTTGTTCCATATTACATAGTTTATTTAGAGGTTAGGGGGAGCTTGTGAAAGTTCCCCTTTTCTATTGTTACGTTATTGATTGTAGAGGCACTACGGAATCTGTATATCTCGATGAATCAAGAGTAACCCAGACCTTATAGGATTCGTCTGCTTCTATATCAAATATCTTTCTAATAACTGTGTATGTTTCACCAGCAGCCACAGTGAATGTTCCTAACTTTAATTTTGTTTCACCAAGCATCAGTGGGTCAAACAAGTCATATTTAGCGAAGCGAACCCACAGCGAATTATTAGTAAAGGTCTTGCTTGAACTTGTCGGGTTCTTGACTTGAACAGTCACGGTCAATGCAGTTGCAATCATTCCAATACCAGCATTGATGATGATATTATATGTGGTACTTACTACTTGTATCTCGGCAACCTTAGTATTAGGCAAAGTGAAATAGCCAGCAACCTTATCCGTGTCCAGTATGCCAAGCTTTACAGTAGACAAGAAGGGATAGACATTATATGTGTTTACTGGTAATCCATTTGTAGGCACTTTTACTTGCATTGTCCCCGGACTATCAGCAGTCAGTCGTTGCGACCTTGTTCCTCCTTTCTGAACCATATATACACCAAAGTACATATCCCCTAATGTATAAGCCACGCCCTGCCATACCAATCCACCTATATCACTTAACGATAGACTTCCTCCCATTGAAGACGATGGATTATAAGCTACTGTGGCAAAAAAGGTGCTGCCACTTAGATTATCTACTTGCTTTGGAACTGTAAACGAGAGAATTGGAGCCATTGCTTCCGGCATATACCCTTCAAAGTCAAGAAGCCGGAAAGGTGCATTGCTTCCTCCTTGTGGCGGTGAATACTTATATCCATTTGCTCCGTCAGAAGTCATTTTACTTACTATATCCTTATAAGTACCAGCCTGCGCACCGCTTGTATCAATGCCACAATTCCCATTACTGCTTTTCCACCAATTTGAGTTTGTAAGATTGATATTTTCTGATGGGTATATTACGGGCTTATACTTTGCCCACATATTTGTTTTGCCATGAGTATTCTTGCACAAATAACCTAAGTCATTACTTGATACACCCAATGCTGTGCGGACATCATCAATACTGACGGGTGCTACGATTTTCCCACTTGATATTGGCATAAATAAACTATTTAGTTCTAAGAGAACTTGGTAAAAAACATGGCTTTGAGCTACCCGTAGCAGCATTGAAGCCGTTAACAACTCTCACTTTCTTTTTCATATCATTCTTCATAATACATTGTATCTTAACTATATAGGTTATTCGACTTTGTGTTTTTTCATTTTTAAAGCATCTGCTGCGAAGTAGGTGCTTTTTTATTAGTTAAAGATAGGTATTCTCGTCTATACGGTGCATAGTCAAAGTACCCATAATATAGTTCCTACCAGTAGGGCGATTAACTATTATAGTTGTAGGTTCATAAGAATCTAAACATACAAACTTACTTTCTGCACCAGCATATTCAGATTTGATAGTCACTTGGTGGCTCGTCATATAACTAATGAAGTTCTTGTGAACCGCACGGACATCAACCGTACTATCGTGGAAATCATCTATGATAAACGAAATCTCTACATCGGGATTTTCGTAGCACACTTTATCCGGTACGAAGACATCTTCCTTGTTGCTGTTAATCCAAGAAGCCGTATAGATATTCTTGGGTTCTCCTTGTGCAAGAAATCCGTCCATCTTCAATATACGAAGACCTTTCCATTTAACTGTGAAGTCGGTATAGTCTTCAATACCAGCTTTTACGAAATATATATTTGCTCCTAACATAATCAGAATGGCGTATAAGATAAATAATACACATCTCCTGCGTTGGTTATATAGAAATCTATATAATTAGCACCTAATGAGATATTCAATACTAAATAATCATTTTCCATATCCGGTATTCCCTCTGGTGCATCTTCTGCCTTCTCTATTGATTTAGACACATAAACATTATAATATTTATTCGGATGCGTCAAAGAAAAAGTCAAAAAATCTTTTTGATTTGCTATGTGTTCATAAGCATTATCCAACAATGCAACAAATTCCGGGTCTTCTTTTGTAAATGGTGCTAAAGTTGGGACTAAGGGAGAAGAAGATAAGAACAGATTCATTATCTTTTCGGGCAATGGCTCTTGAACATTCTTTTCACCTTCTGCTTTATAGAACACTGTAGCTGCGCTCTTATCGCATAATATGTTTCTTGGTTGTTTCATAATCGTAAGTCTTTAGTGAACATTTTTACTTTACCATCATTCTCTAAAACCTTCACTTCACATTTGGGAGAATACATATAGACTACAACATTACTGTGTACGTCTACATAGTCAATAGTCAAAACACTTTCATCAAACAGATAGATACGTATGGCATTGAATCCGTCTAATTCCAAGTGAACATTAGACTTGTTAGATATATATATAGTTGGGCATTTAGTTTCTTGTACCGATATGCGGCTATCACATTGGACGAAGTGAGAAACGTCCTCTTTTAAGGTTATATAATCGTGATTATCTACCCACATAGAGTAAGTATAACCATCCACTCCATCAACATTATTAAAAGTGTGCTTCCCATTTATATAGTCAGCAAACTCCCTTTTCAAAAAGTCTACGGACATTCCCCAGCCTTCATACATTGAAGTTGCCATATATGGAATACTCTGTTGCTGCAAGGCAAGCTGCATTAGCTTCTCTCTATCCTCCTTGCAGGCTTTCCACTCCTTATTGTACTCGCTACACAAGTCCCGTAACAAAGAGTTTTTGTAAAAGTATAGTAAGTTATGCTCCATCATTCTTCTTTAAATAAGGAAACTATAAAATCACGTCCAGCACCCGTCCACCTTCTATCATAAATAATGCGTCCGTTATCTAATACAGTTTGCTTAACAGAAGTGTAACCTAAGTCGGCATACTTGGCATATAATAGCCATGTACCGTTTTGCTTAAACTGAACTTCCATCTTAGCTAACCGATTGTTAAGTTCTATTGCAGACCTCAAACCAACTTCCTTTGCAATCTCGCCAGCAGTATAAGTTTTAGAATCATGCACCAAGCGTTTAACATTGTCTTGTGCCTCCTTAGCTTCAAGTAACGCCTGCTGTTTTGCTTCATACTCCAAAGCCCATGCTCTTGCGGCTTCTGCCGGATTATTGAAGTTAGGCAATGTGATACCGGAAACAGCCTTCTCCTCACATGTAATGAAATACTTTCTTGCCTGCTTTCCTCGTTCATTGTTTTCAAGCATTGACAACTCCTTAGCCATTCCAATTGACAGTGCATATTCTATTTTACTAACTTGCTGATTATCAGTCTTCATAAAATTATGATGTCTGATATTCAATAAGTTACCTTGATAGTCAAAGCAAAGTACTTCAAAATCTTTTCCTTCCTCAAAATCATATCTACTGATTCTCCCTTTTATCCAATCAGCAAATTGTTGCTTGCTTTCAAGAAAAGCATGTAAATCACGTGCGTTAACCGCTTTTTGTCCGTTGTTCTCTTTAATAGGAATCAATATTCCTAAATCATTATTTTCTTTCATATTTACGATGTTTATACGGTATTAATAATAGTGAGGGAGAAGTGCACCGTAACCACTTTCAACAAAGGAGCGACCTTTATCTATCTCCCTCACTACAAATATATTAATTAATCGGGTAATATCCTAACATTTACACCATTTCCTGCGGCAGTAGAAATATTTACCGTCCAAACTTGAATGGCTTGAAGTATCTGATAACTACTTCTCATTTGAAGTAACATCTGCGACATCGTTCCTGCATTGACATTAGTCATATCCCATATACCTTGCAGAATAGTAGTTTGTTGGAACACTTGCCCACTAACCATATTTAAATAAGCTTCAATAGCCCCAGCAGTTTCTTCGGTCACCGAAGAGATTCCTTTCTGTAAGGAAGAAAGGGCTGCGTCTTTCACTCCACTACCGAACTCTATACCAAGCTGACCCATCAAGTTCTTTAAGTCCTCGTTTATCAAAGGAATTAACTCTTTACCTAAGTCAGCTATCTGTTTGGCTTCTTCGGTAGTGATACCTACACCGCCAGCAGAGTTTTCTTCGGTAAATCTCTTAACCATAGCAAACATGCTCTTTAACCGTTCTCCGACAATCGTAGAAGCAAGCGACTTGACAATCATATTTGTTATTAAATCATCGAAGCTCTCCTCTAAATTTTCCATTGTATCAGCACCTTCTTTCCAAGCTGAAATCCAAGAATCGGCAAAGCTTTCTGCGGCAGATTTTACATCTGTACCGAGCAAAGTGTTTACTATATTAGTAGTAGCATCATCAATGGCATTCTGTAAGTCGGTAACTTGACCCTCTAATTCTATGATTTTGTCTTGGTCGCGGTTTTTCTTCTTCCGGCTCTTTTCAAGTTGAAGCTGACGTTGAACTTCTGCAAGCTGTGCCTTCTGATTTGCAATAGCTGCCTTCTGCGCTGAAATTTCAGCTTTACCCATCGACTTATCAACAGCACGTTCAAGATTCTTATAAGCGTTCTCTAATTGCTTAACTCTTCTCTCGCTCTTTTCAACTTCTCTTGTGATTTTCTTGTTTCCGGCATTGAATATGGCTGATACTCCTTGCCAGATACCTCCTAATGTGTTGATTGTTCCACCTAATATATCTCCTCCTGCTATTTGAGCAATTCCTTGTGCAGCTTGTGAAGCACCTTGTATAGCTTCACCAATAGTAGATATAGTATCAGAAACTCCCTCGGAAAATCCCATCTGCTCAAAGATGTTTCCTATGGAACTAACAGACATACCCAACTGACTTACATATTCAACAGTACTTTCAAATGAACCGTCAAGTCCTTTAAAGTTATCCTTCAAATTCTCAACTTGGTCTGCAAGTAAAGCAAAAGGATTACGAGAATTTACTTCCGTCTTTAAAGCCTTAATACGTGCCATTAACTCTTTGTATTCATTAATTGGCATGTTGGCTCTATTAGCTACCGCAAACCTCTCTATCTCGTCAATCATATTGTTTAACGACACAGTGCTAATTGCATTCAAGTCTTGGAATGATTTCTCCCAAGCATTAGAGGTATTCTTCCATTCCTCAAAAGCTATCTTAGTCTTTTCTTGTTCCGCACCAGTATCAACAGCAAGAGAGAGTTTTGGAGCTTTCTCGTTTATAAAGTTCTGTATCTCTTCAATCTCACTTTCTATCTCCGCTCTTACATCGGGGCTTTCAGTCACAGACAACTGCAATTCCAGCTTTGCCAAATCAGAAGTTGCATCAGTAACTCTATTGGAGATAGAAGCTTGGTCTTCCAAACGTTTTCTTTCGACCTCTGCTATCTTATCCTCCATTTCAGCGTACTTATCTGCAATAGACTGGAAGTTCTTGAAATCATCCAATGCGGCTTGTTTGATAGTGTCGCTTAATCTTTTCTGAATATCTTCAATAGCTTTTGAAGCGTCACTCTCATTCTGAACCAAAGTATTAAGAGAACTTTTCCAACTGTCAACTCTTGTGTCGTTAGGGTTCTGATTGATTAAGTCTTGTAATTTCTGCTGTTCCTTTTGGAAGGATGAAACTTTTTCCCTCAAACTATTCAATGTAGCATTAACATCAGCCTCCAACTGTTCAAGTGAAACTGGGTCATATTCAAACAAGCCAGCGAACAGTGAACCGAACTGCCCAGCGCCTTCAATATCCAATTCCAGTTCGTAGCCTTGGAACATTCCCTCAATCTTGCGTTTTGCCAAAGCAACACTTGCAGAATTTATAGAGATAGAATATTCAATCTCACTCTGTGCTTTCTTCCCGGCAACCAACTGTTTAGCTTCTGGCGATTTGAGGGTTTCAGCTATCTTATTATAAAACTTTGGAGCACTACCTTTATCAAAGGTAATCAAGTCGTTAATATCAACACTGATACCCTTAAACGCATTATCGAATAAGTCTTGGTAAGCATCCTTTACCTTTTCGGTAGCATAAGTTATATTACCAGTGTCTTTTACAAGCTGCAAGAACTTCTTTTGAATATCATCTACCAACTTAATCTGTTGCTTCAATAAATCCATTTCCTCCTTCTTTGCCTTATTCATCTCTTTTTGAGTGCTAAGGTCAAGATTTAATGCAGAGGCAATTTGTCTTGCAACTTTCAAACGATTGGCAACATATTCTTTTTCTTCGGGACTTGCAGTAAGACCTTTAGATATTTCTTCTTGTTGTGCAGTAAGCGACCTATATTCCTTTTTCAATCGGTCAATATAACTCCAAATATCTTCATCCTGCTTAATGGCAAAGCCTGCACCAGCACCACCTCCAGCTTTCTGAACAATAGAATTAACATTCTTCTGCCAATCCTTTAACTCTACATTGTACTTTTGAAGTTGTTCGGTTATCTGGTCGTACATATAAGTATTGCCAAGTTTCTTATATGCAGCTTGAAGTTCGATAAGTCTTAGCTTCTCGTTCTTCTGATTTTGTTCCAGCTTCTTATATTTCTCATTGATATTATCTATTGCTTGACCTTCTATTACACTGGAATAAGTTGGTCTATTGCTGATAATATCACTGGCTTCACGAACTTCTTGAATAGCCTTCTTTTGCTCTGTAATCGCCTTACCTAACTTGTCAATGCTTCCGGATGAACCAAATAAAGACTGAACAACTGGATTAAGCTTTTCCATTTCAGCAGTAGAACCGCCAAGATACTTCTTAGAGATAGAGTAGAATCTTGCCATATAAGTTTCACCTTTGGAAAGTCCTTTATCCAAACTTGCAACAAAGTTTCGGGTAATCTCTTGTGCATTTACTTTAGAGATACCTCCTTCTGTCATTTTCTCTATAATATTGGCAATAGCATCTTGTTGTTGTTCAGAGTACTTTTCTGTTATTACTTGATAACTCTTTTCAAGAGCTTGTGACTTTGCTTTATTATAAATAGCATCTACAACTTTATTGTAATTTTTAGCAAGTTCAGAAGCATAGTTGATTTCAGTCAACATATTGGGGAGATATGAGCCATAAGTATTGTTTATCTCCTTCAAAGCATCGCTGAAATTTCTACTTCCTTTTTCCGATTCATTTAACTTCTTTACTAAAGCGTCAAAGTCAGAAGTCATTTGCTGTGCATTTATAAGACCGCCAGCAGTAATGCTTTCCAGTTCTTTCCTAAACTTAGTGGCATTTGTGTATGCTTGATAAATAGCAACTCCCAAAGCAGCTAATCCAGCAATTATTACCGCATAAGGATTCTTTGCAACGGCAAGAAGAGTTTTATTCAAGTTTTGAGTTGAAGCTTCTGCAAGCTTTGTCGCAGCAGCCTTATCTCTCAATGCCTTTCTTGCTATTACCAAATATTCTGAATACTTGCGTAAATTCATATTAGCAGCAAGTTGTACAGTAGCAACTGCTATTTGAGCTGTCTTATATACACCCAAAGCAGTAGCAACAACTGTCAATATATTAGCTACACTTCGCCAATTCTCAAACAGACTTCTTACAAGAGATATGCTTCCGGTTAACATGCCTTGATTCTCCTTACCAATCTCATTTAGCATGAAGTCATAAGCATCGGTTAAGTTAGATAACTGTCCTGCTAAAGTTTCAGCTTGCTTTGCTTGGAAGTCATAGAACATACCGCCTTCATCTGTATAACGATTTAAAACTTTCATTACATCAGTAAAGGAAACCATCTTATTAGACATTCTATCCATGACATCACCTACTGAAACAATTCTTTCTTCTTGTTCAGTGTACATCTTAGCAAGCTCTGTAGTTATAGAAAGACCAGCATTAGCAAAGTCACGAGCATCCCTTGCTGTAAGAACAGTCTGTGCTCTAATCTGTCCTAAGTTGTAGGTCAGACGTTCCATAGGGACACCAAGAGCAGCACTAATATCTGCCATACGTCTTGAAACGTCTACAAGCTCTTCCGCTTCAAAATTATAGGCAGCAAGCTGTTTCGTAGCACCAGCCAAATCCAATACGGTAAATGGAGATTTTAATGCTAATTCTTGTTGTTCCCGAAATATCTGAGAACCTTTTTCAAAGTCACCAAGTACAGCACCAATCGAACGTTCAAGTAATTCATACTGACCTCTAACGTCCATAAGACTTTTTACAAAGCCAGTTAACGCTCCTAATCCAGTATAGAACAGAACTCTTTTACCTAAGTTCTTAAATGATTCAGCTAAACTGTTATTTGCCTTTTGAAGTTGAATACCACTGGATAAAGCTTCCGCATTTTGCTTTTTCAAGTCCTCCATAGCTTTATTGACATTACGAAGCTTCATTGCATATTCTGCATCATCCGTGGAGAGATTACGTTGTACAATCTGCAAGGCTTTTAGCTTTTCAGTCCTTTCTTGAATTGACTTATTGCCCATAGCCATAGCCTTTTCGTAGCTTTGACCTCCTTGTGATATTCTACTCTTCTCCTCTTCTCTTGCTATTCTTGCTGCTAAGTTGGCAGTCTGCTGCCGGAGCAATATTTCTCTTTGAAGTAGCTTCTCCCTTTGAGCAACGTGAACATTAATTCTTGCCTCTTGCACATCAGTTTTAACAGTAGCCAATTGCTCCATATTATTCTTAATACGAGTAGTGTTTCCTTGTATTTTAGAAAATACTTCTCGCAAATTATTGGCAACTTGCAAGGCTTGGTTCATGGAATTAACGTCTACAGATACATTCGTAGTAGTAGCTTGCGTGGCAGCAGTATTACCTTGTGCAATATTAGTTGCCCCCAAACTTTTAAGCTTGGCTTCCAACTCGGAAATCTTTGTTTCCAAAGGACGGATTTGTTGGTTAAAGCCATCAACTAAGCCCTTACCAATATTCTTACCCAATTGGTCGGCAAAGCCCTCCACACTCGCCAACTTACCTTCCAACTTGTTGGTGAAATCTTCCAGACGCTTTTCCGTCTTCTTTAGAGTTTCATCAATGCTTGATAACAAGTCCTTATCAGACATTGAAGCACTAATAACTACATCTTTATTGTCTGCCATCTCTGCTACTTTTTACTTGATTTTAGAAGAAAACCCATCTGCTTTAGCAATGGGAGTATGTCAATTGATTCTTGGTATAGTATCTAACACACTACGCTTAGGCGCTTGCAACTCACTTCTATCACTTTTACGTCGTTTCCAAAACTTTTCCCATATTTCCTTGTCTTTACCACGCAAATACTTAATATGGGTGCTGTCTACTGTCAAGAAAAGAACTTGCGCCATAGACAATCTATAAAGATAATCGTCATACGTAAACTGCGGAAAGCTACGTATGAAATCACCTAAATCTCCGATTTGGCTTGCCGCCATAATGTTAATTGTTCCGCCACCGTCTTCCTCATATTCGTCTGCGAAACCATAAGAGCCTTCCCCGATATGAGCACCGTAAAAACCGGTGATAAGTCGATGCTGTTTATTGCTTCAATAATGATTGCCGCCCATTGAGCAGGCTCAAATACGGAGTTGAGAATACGAGCCTTCATAAAAGCTATCAGTTTGTCATTTCTGCTCATAACTTCTATCGCACTCGCATAATCGGTTATATCATCTGGTGAGAAGAGGTGATTAACAAGAATGATTGCTACAATCTCGGAACTTACGTCCAAGTCTGTACATAGAGCGTACATCATGCTCTTATCATCCTTAATATCCTCTTCCTTTTGTAATTTCAACGCTAATTGGAAAATACGCTGGTATGAGTATGCCCTCAACCGATGCACCTTATACTGCTTATCTCCTAACTTGACAAGCGTAGGATTGTCAGTCATAATCTCTGATATTTCCCTCTTTAGCTCGTCCGGTATAATTAAATCCTTTTCTTCCATTATCATTTGTGTATTAAAGAAAAAAGGGCAGCAGCAAACAAGCCACTGCCCTTTCTCTTGATTTATAATGGGTCTTAGCCTCCAACAGAAGGTTCAGCCATCTTCATCTCAACCGTTTTGCCATCATTGTCAACTAAAGCAGTGATAGCGATGTGCAGTTTCAACGGGGCAGTCTTCAAATCAGTACCATCCCAATTGGTAGCGACCTTACCTTTGTAAATAACAATGTAGTCAATACCATTGTAGAACTCCAACTTGAACTGCTTGTAAACGTTGGTGAATGAAGAAGGCATTGTGTACAAGCCAGTAGCAGAGGAAAACTCACCGCCTTCCATAGCGGCAATCTCTTCCGGTTTGTACTTAACCAAGTCAAATTCAATCTTGTAAGAACCAAGTGTACCCACGCTATCAAGCGGAGTATCATAGAACTCACCGTTAATAGCACTTTCACTTGCGGTTTCTTGACTGATAGACAAACCTTCCAACACACCCATAAGAGGAGTATAAGAAGCTTCTGCACCAGCCCCGACTTCCGCATAGCCTAAAGACTTACATTTGTAAGTCAACAAATCTTGTGTAGTCATCTCGTCTAATTATTAAATTATTATTTATATTGATTATAAATGAGGCGTTCATGTCCTTATGGAACACTTGACGTTTCATCGAGCCACTACTTCTTAGGGAGCTTGTACTCCGGTCGTCCATAGTTGGGTTCTCACCGTCCAATCCCCGATGCGCCATCGGTTGGGTTAATTTTTACTTTATTAGTACCATAAATGATTTAATATACATGAAGAACAGATTGTCGCTCTCATTATATATATCATCAGTTGACAATATACCGTCAGTTGAGATGTCGTATTTTTCTCCGGCTTTCTCAACTTCTGCATTTACAATGTCGGATATACTTGTTTCATACTTTTCCAGCAAGGTGGTATCAAGCCGACCTCTTGTCTTGGGAGGAATATACATCTCAACTGTCACGCGAACGCTCGCAAGAGCATTCAAGTTGAACTGGCTCTTATCCTTAATTTCTCCCAGACGGATAACCATGAAACCGCCAGCATTTATCTCCTCCTCCAACTTGGTAGGCATTTCCATCGGATAGATGTACTTTGTAACCTTATCTATGAAGAGAGAATAAACATATTGGTATATCGGCATTCGCCTTGCATCAATCACGCTCATGGGATTTGTTTACAAGGATATTCATATATTCTTGATGGTGTCCCCACTACACCTCTATTGATTACTTGATATAATCTTTCACCAATTACTTTTTCTTGAAACGGAACGCTCATATCCCTATTGTTTTAACAGTTGCCTTCCCTGCAAAATCTTCCTTAATATCGTCATATATGGTTGATAACACCTCAAACCTTCGTCTTGGATTTCCGGCATTTCCTCCTTCCAATATAGGAGCATAAGGCACTGTTGCTGCCAGCACCAAATCCCATCCTATATAAGTGGCAGGAGTATAGTTTGCCAAGAACTCGTCAGCAAGTTTTCTTCCATCTGTCAGCTTGCCATGATACTTTGAGTTGTTAGTTGCCATCTGATACGGATATAAGTAGCCGCTCCCCTGCAAATTGCCTTGATAGAACACAGCCCAAATATAACTATCAGCCAAGTTGTAAGTCTGGTCGGTAAATCCGCTTTCAGAATATGCTTTCTTCAACAATTCGGGTGCATAGGCTATTAGTCGCTGGGTTTGCTCGCCAGCAAGTCTGTCAAACAGTTCTTGCCGAACCCTTTTCAAACCACTCAAATCAACTTTTACTTTTATCGCCATCCACCTTTTCTATTTGCATATATAGTTATAGCACCTAACATCGAAGGTATGCTGTTATCAACTTGCATCTTAATTTGCTCTCCCATAACATCACATTCTATCCAGTCCTCATTACGTACCGGATTGATGTACTTCCCGTCCTCTCCTTTTATCAAAGGAATAGAAACAACGTAGTCGCTTGTTTGAGCGGTCGAACCGGATTCAGCAACAGAAAGATTCACGTCCATTACTCCTTCATAGACGGTATCTTCTTCATCGTCACCCATAGAGCTTTCGATGATTCTATATATACGTCCCGAAAAAGGAAATTCTTCTATGTCACTGAATGAAATCATATCACATCTATAATTTTCAAAAGTTTAATCTTTGGGCGAGCAGAGATAAGAACCTCGTAATTCGGGTCGTTATACCTCTTATATATACCCAAAGCATAACTGATTTTATTACTCTGATAGATGTCCGTCTCTGACCCAACTGTACGCTGGAAGTTATTATGAGAGGCAGATTGAGATGCTGTACTTGAAGGGCTTAACAACACTGCGGTAAATATTATATCGGCAGTCATTAAATCCTTTTGTTCTTGGGTCAACGTCATAGCATCCTCGTTTACATCTGTGATGCCGCGGTCAAGAGCAATTCTCATAAATGTATTCTCCTCAAACGAATACCGACAAGATGAAGAAAGCCATTCAAGTATAGTCATATATAACCCTCCAAGTTTAAGAATCAGCAGTCAAAGTATCAACAACAATGTGTTCCATAAACTCGGTCAACACTGGCATATAACGACCGATAGCATCAGTATGATATGCCTTGTAGATACCGTTAGGAACTACCTTGTTAATAATATAAACCAAGTCATTCTGTGCAGAAGCGATTGAATAGTCAATCGTCTTGTTTGCTTCACGCTGCAACAAGATAACATCGGCAACATCAGAGTGAACAACACGACCAGCAAAGCCAATAGGACGCAGAACTGCTACGCCAGCCTTCCATCCTTGTACAGTCTTAATCGTTTTGATGTCTTGTACCACTTGTTCCTCTTTCACAATGCGGATAGGAGAAATCTTAGATACAGAAGAACGAGAATACTGAATAAGCTGCTCCCAAGAAATGATGTTAGTATCAATGCCGGAAGCACCATTAGTAACAACAATAACTTTATCGGGCGCATACAAGCGAATCCAACGGTTAACTTCTTCCTTGAAGTATTTGTTGTTCAACAAGTGAGTGATAACCATGTCATACGGCAAATCCCATTCCATTGTACCAGAAAATCCAGTACGGTCACGGAAATCTTTCTCAATCTTTGCCATTTGTTCCGGAATGTTAGCTTCTGCGTTCGTCCATACTTCCTTACCAGCCTTAACAAAGTTTTCAGTAGGCACATACTTCGGGAACTCATGTACGACACCGGACATACCACGAGAATCAGCATTGCTGTACTGACCTCCCTTAGACAAAGCTTGTGCGGCAATGTTAGAAAGACGGTAGTTGTGTGTCTTAATCAAGTCAGCAACACCACGTACATAACCTTCCAACAAAGTAGCATTAGCTTCACCAAGTTCATTCAAGCGTGCTTTCAATTCCTCTTTTGAAAGAGAAGTTTCAAACAAGCCTTTACCGAACTGAGGGATAGTACCAGTTCTCTGTTCCCAGCCTTCGTTATCCATCTGAGCAACTTCACTCAACGGTGTCATTGCATCAGCCATCGGAACGGGGCGGCGAGTAACATTATAGATAGTATAAGCAGGGTCAAGCTTCGGGCGGCTCATGTCAATAGGGTACTTGCCACCATCAACAGTAAAGTGTTCCTGCCAGAAGAACTGGTTTGCATCCATGACGATTTTCTCGTCAATGAGCGTCTGAATAAATACGCTCGTACCGTCAGAGTTTACCAAGCCTCTTTGATAGAGTTGGCTTACTAACTCGTCGGGATTAAATTGATATTTATATGCGTTTGCCATAATTCTACTCCTTTCCTTTAGATTTCAAATACACCTTCGATGTAGTTGCGGTTCTTAGCCAATACATACTTCGGAAGCGGTTGCATACGTTCAACAAATGCACGCTTGCCATAAACAGTGTTGATGTTGTGCTGAACATCTGTAACTCCCCAGCGACCATCAGTCGGAGCGAACTGTGTATCTACTTCGATGAAGGTATTCGGGTTTTTAACCAACACAGTAGCGTCGGCAGCAGCAGCAGTTGCAACGTTACCATTGCTATCAGCAGCTTCAACCAAAATATCATCAGTAGTCAGAGCACCGATTGCAGTGTCAACAGTAAGAATAAACTGCTTGTTCTCTTCATCGAACTCAACAGATGTAACCTTACCAGACTGTCCCGCAGTTTCAACTGTATCGGGAGCTTTCATAAGTACATTGCCTACTTCGGGAATGTGAGAATAGCCAGAACCATCTACATACAGAGTAGTGTCTGTGTCAGCAGTAGTAGCCTTTGCCACCTTAAACGTTTTCAGAAGGAAACCCGGTTTCCACAATCTGTATTCGTACAAGTCAGCCGCAAAAGCATAGCCAAAACCCTTATACGGGTTTGCAATGGTAGAGCCATAGAGAACATTGGAACGTTCCTCGTGATTGGCGTCCTTCCACCATACGAACTTGCCACCTCTAAATTGTTTAGCGGAAGCAAAAAAGGTTTCTAAATTAAATTGTGCCATTTTTTTAATATTTAAAGTTTGACGGGTTTTATGGCAGCAAGGTAGTCTTCCATTGTTGTTTTCTTTCCGTCCGGAGATAATGGTGTAATATCACCAATAGAGCTTCTGAATATATCTTGATAATCTTTCAGCAGTCTTTCTGCCTCGGCATTAACATCAGCATCAATTGCGATATTCTGCTTACCAAGATAGTTACGAAAAGATTCATGTAAATCTTCCCTCACCTTAGACTTGGCTGTATCGTATATCTGATTGCGAACAGACTTCGTTTTCTCTTGCAATTCAAACTTTTCCAGCCTATCAAGTTTCTCTTTGTACTCGGCAGGCAACTCAAATTTCGAAGGCTTTTGATTGCCTTCTCCATCATCATTACCTTTTTCAGCCTTTTTCTTCCATTCTTCAATCTGAGATTTATATTCAGCTTCCTTAGCTTCAAATCCCTTAGTCGCTTCTGAGAATGCGTTCTTTCTTGCATGTCCGCTACTTTCAACTGAAATATTCAATGCGGCTACTAAGCCAGCATCTTCAATCGGAGCATCCTTGTAAGCTTCTGCAAATTTCTCAGAGAACTTATCTCTAAATGTTTCACTCAAATCAAAATTACGTTCTTCGCAAATCTGATTAACTTTAGATAAAACTTCTTCTTTTTGTGCCATTGTTCGTCAATGATTTTATTATTTTGAACAAAAATAAATAGCTTTTTCGTTACTCATACTGTGGTTATCGAAAAAGTAGCATATTTATTTTAAGGTATGTAGCTTGTTTTTCGATAAGTGGCATATATCGAAGCTTAGATTGCGTATTTTTGTAGAAAAATAAAGAACCATTATGAGCGAGAAAATACAGAAAGACAAAATTGTTAGTCCATTGCCGGGTTGCCAATATGAAGCCATCCGAAGCAATGCTGACTATGTTGTGCTTACTGGTAGTGGTGGAGGTGGAAAAAGTTTTACATTAGGATATGCACCAATTTCATATCTATATGAAAACCAAGGAGCAAAAGCTGTATGGTTTATGCGTAACGTTGGCGACTTTTTTGACGCTGGTAAAGTAGTGGACGGTCTTAAAGAAATATATCCGCTTATTGACAGACGTTTCAGAATACAACCAAGAGAACCTATTGGAGAAGTCATTAAGGTTCAAGACGATATGGGTGTGAAGTTTTTCAATAGTTCTGAAATCAAATTCCAGCAGTTGAATAATGAAAGTCCCACTGTAATAGATAAGATATTCAAAGGATTGCAGTTTAAGAAAGCCATATTTGAAGAATGCAATAAATTTGAATGGAGAACTATTTCTACTTGTCAAACCCGTCTGCGTGCAAACACTAAGGGTAAAGCCCAAATATATCTTGCTCAAAATCCAGAACGTGAATGCTTCATACGTAAGCTATGTGGTTGTGGTAAGAATGGTGGGGGATGGATTGGAGATGATGGAAAACCCATTAAAGAAATGAATGGAGTTGTTCGGTTCTTCCACATTGTAAAGGGTAACTTGGATGAAGTCTATTGGGGAAATACTAAGGAAGAGGTTTATTCCAAATGCAAAGACATCATAGACAATCTTTTGCAGATTGACCCGGATATGTCTTATGAGGACTTTATTATGAGCATGGTATTCTTTACTTTTGATGTGAGGGATAACCAAGCAATGCTTAAAGCAAACAAAGGTTATCGCGCTATGGCTGCAACATCTGTGCTTGCAGATTCAATGTATGAACCTAACTGGAATTTCTCTATACAAGACGAAAAAGAAGAAGAGGAGGATAATCTTTCCGAAGTGACAGAGGATGATATTCTCAACATGTTTACTCATGTTTCTCCATGTAAGTGTAAGAAGGAGCGTATTACTGTGGATATGGCAACTACTGGAGAAGACAACTTTGTGATGAAGCATTGGGTAGGTTTCCATTGTGACGATATACAATATTGTATGAAAAACTCTAATCTTGAAGCCGTAAAGATGATTAAGCAGTTTATGGTTAAGCATGGATTGACTGATAAAGAGCTAATCATTGATGTGCAAGGTAACGGTTTCTTAAAAGAGATTTTCAATCTTGTATCAGCAAACGGTGGAGGTGTCGCATTCTCTGGAGCGATTGCCGCAACTGCTAAAGGAAAGAAGTTGTATGAAAGATTTAAGGATGAAGCTGCACACCTTGCTACCCAAATGATAAAGGCTGGATTGATAACCTATGACAGACAGCTTGCTAAAATGAGATATACACATCAGAAGCTAAAGCGTGAAGGTTCTACTACTGTCTTAAAACAAATGCAGTTTGAGAGCAGAATATTCAAATTTAAACGTTTGCCTTCGGGACGAATACAGTTTGAAGGAAAGAAGGAACAACATGCTCTGATAAAAGGCTTTTCTCCCGACCTTACAGACAATATCATTATGCTTTGTGGGGGATTGTGTTATGACTGTTATAGGGAATTGGCTGGTGCTACTGGTGGAGAATTGAGAAGGAAATTATCTCTTGAAGATATAATGAACCAAGTAAATGGTACTGCACAACCAACAAGGGAGAGAGGAAAGATTACTAATTCAGATAAGATATTGAAAATTTTAAGCAGCATATAAAAATGATAACGAGAAAAAACATTGATTGGTATTTGTCAGAACCAACGCGGCTGTTGTTGAAGAAGCCTTTTACAAGAGGTGGAAAATTTCAGTCGTGCAAAACTTATATTGGTGATGTTACACTTAACCAAAAATCAACTGCCCAGTTGAGCGATTTGACATTGCAAGAGGTTTCACAAGACCTCTATCTGAGAGAGTACGACCCTTCTCTACACAATATAAAGTATAATAATTCAATTCCTAAGATTGCAGTCAGAGTTGGAGATACTGATATAGTCATAGATGAACTTGTGCTGACAGTTTCTTTGCAAAAGAATATTCATGCGGCACATGTTCTTCATCTCACTGCTAATCCTATTTCTTTTACTCTCTGTAATATAGAGAAGAACGATACCATTAGTAAGAAGTTTCAGAACTTCAAGCTGGAATGGAACATGAGGAATATGGAGCAAATCAAGTACGAACTAATATCCAAGCAGAAGAAAGTTGGCGATGCTGGCGTACTATTCAAATTTGACCCCATAAAGAAAAAGGGAACAGTTAAAGTCTATTCATATGATGATGGATATTCTGTCATACCTAACTATAATGAATATGGGGAAGAAATTTCACGCTCCTTATTTTATAAGATAGATGATTTGACAGAAGTCATTGATACATTTGATGATAAGTACCTTTATCGTTCAATACGAAGCAAAGAAGGAGAGCCTACCAATAATGGATGGGTTACTGAAAGGATTCTTCATGGGTTTAGCCGTAATCCTCTTGTCTACCATAGAGGCAAAGTAGCTTGGGAATATTCTCAAAGTATAATTGAGATAATTGAATTGCTTACAAATATACATGCTGTGACATTAAAGCGGTTTGGTACTTGGGGATTAGTTTTAAAAGGGGAAATGAATGAAGACAGTTTCAAGCGAGATAACGGCACATTAGTTATCAATCTCCCGGCAGACGAAGGTTCAAGCTACAAGACAGAAGCAAAGACGTTGGAGTTTCCAGAGCCGGAAAGTATGATTGCTTATCTGGAATATTTGCTGGAACAAGTTTCAATTGCTTCATCTGTCAGCTTTATCACTCCAAAGGATATCACTAATACTGGAAGCGGTGGCAACGGTATTGCATTGTCTATGCGTAATGATATTGCGTTGGCTACTCAAAGTGTTGCTGATTGGTCTGATTCTATCAATGAGATAACCTATCTCTTCCAAGAGATGTTAGGATTGGAAGAAGACCAGACTAATGCTTATACAGATTTGAAGATTAAAGCCAAGCTGAATATTTGGAGCATGGAAACCAACAATACTAAGATTACCAACTTAGCTATGGAATCTAAATGGATTTCCCGACAAACATTGATTGAAGAATCTCCGTCTTCTGCACCGGATGAACTTGACCGAGTAGAAAGAGAGAAGAAGCAAGAAGAAGAAGATGCTATCAAGCAAGCTGAAAAAGCTGAACGGATAAGCAAGAACAACAATACAGAGATTATCGAAACTCCTAATAAAACTACTTACAGTAGCAACGTTTAAAATAATAATATCATGGATTGGACGCAGATTTTAGTATCAATACTTGGAGGGGGGGGGTTCTTAGGTGGAATAGTTTCACTTGTAAACATGAAACCCTCTCGCAAGAAAGCGATGGCAGAGGCTCGGACAGTTGAGATTACCAACCTTGAAAAGTCAATATCAATAATGGAAAAAAGCTACAATAACATACAAACGTATGTGAACAAGGAAGTAACCCGTATTGAAAATGACCTTTCAGAACTGAAAAAGAAGTATGAAGAAAAAGTTATCTCTATACGGCAGGCGTACATTTGCAAAGTGCCAAGCGAAGAATGTCCCGTGCTGTTAAAGCAAGCAAAGTTTGATATGGCACATGAATGCGATGAATGTAGAGGTTGTGAAAAAAATGAAAAGAAGGAGGACTGAAAATGAATATAAAGAACTATTTTAATATCAAAGAGCTTGTATGCAAGCATGTATATAACAAGTTTGGAGAAATGGCTTGGACGTTTTTTGACCCACGATTGCTTGAAACAATATGCGTCATACGAGAAAAGCTTGGTAAGCCTATAACTGTCAATACTTGGCATTCGGGAGGAGGTCTAACGCAAAGAGGACTTCGTTGTAATGTATGCCAATTAGTAGCTGAAAAGACCCGATTGGAGAAGGTATATGTATCTGCACATCTGCAAGGAACTGCACTGGACTTTGATGTGAAGGGAATGACCGCCTTGGAAGTTCGTAATTGGATTAAGGCAAATCAGATACTTCTTCCTTATCCGGTACGCTTGGAACAAGATGTCACTTGGGTACACTTAGATGTACGTACTGATGGAAGTAATGGCAAAGTAACCTATTTCAAAGGATGAAAAAGGTTCTTCTCCTAATAATCCTTTTGCCTCTTTTGTTTTCATGCCGAACTGCAAAAGACTTGGAGAAAAATACAGAAATAAAAGAGATTATCAAAGAACGGCATGACACTTTAATGGTACACACAAGAGATAGTATCTATTTTTCTGTTATTCAAAAAGGCGATACTGTTTTTAATACTAAGTATATTGAAAAAATCAAGTACATAGACAGAACAGTCATACAGAATGATACTATATATCAAGAGAAAGAAGTCATTAAGGAGAAAGAAGTCATTAAGAAACATGTTCCATCATGGTGCTGGTGGCTTTTACTAATTAATGCAGCAATCATAGGAATAATCGGAATTAAATACTACGTAAAATGGCGAACGAAGTAAACCCTATACTGAATATATACAATGAAGATGGCACTCCCTTCCACGACATCAGTTTGAGAAAACACACTTTCTCAACTATTGTTATGTCGTTAAATGACAAGATAGAAGGAGAGTTTTATTATAAAGACAATTCACTTTCGTTTACTCTGCAAGAATATGTAGAGTATAAAGGAATAAAGTACATTCTTAAAAATCCTCCCGTAGTTGTTAGAAAAGGAATGACTTCGGAAAACAGCGAGGCAAAGGGAATGACTAAATATAGTTGTACTTTCTACCATGAAATGATTGAATTGTACAACATTCCCTTTACTGACATTGCTATTAGTAGCAGTGAGGAAAGTTATCGTAGCGAAAAACGGACTTTCTCGTGGATTGGTACATTAAGCATGTTCGTTCAAAAAATCAACTCATGTCTTGTCGGAACTAAATGGACTTGCAAGTTACAGCCAACATTTGTAGATGATGGGACAATGAGTGATGTGTTATCATTCAGTAATCAATTTATTTCAGACGTTTGCAAGACTGCATACGAAACATGGAAAGTTCCATTTGTAGTTGATGGATATACTATTTGGTTTGGCAAGCCATCTAAGGAAATACTCGACGATGAAAACAAGCCATACATATTCAAATTCGGACAAGGTGTAGGACTGAAAAACAACGATTGCACACCAAAGAATAATAAGGTCATTACTCGTATTGCTGGATATGGTAGCAACATTAATATTCCGTATGGCTATCCTATAATTACAGATGCAGACGGAAATCGCATTGAGCACCCATATACTCGTGACACGTTAATGCCATCAGTATATGTAGAGGCTGTTAGAAATAAAGTCTTGTTTGGTTCTAAAGACCCTCTTATTGACTACTATGACGCAGATAGCAGCTATCCTACTCCTATCAATCCTCTTGCACCAGTATTCCATATCCAAGAATTTTCCAGCATACAACCTACTATTAAAGGTATGACATACAAGGGACAAGCTATTGACTTGTTCAAAGAAGTAATAGTACCAGAAGGTGGCTGGGATGATTATATTGACCCCGAAACGGGAGAGGTTAGACAGTCGTATTTTGATGTGACGCTTTATCCTCTTGGCTTTGACTTATATGCACAAGCAGCAGTTACAAGCGGAATGACCTTCTCCATGAAGTCTGGTGACACATTAGGAGCTAACTACGAGGTAGCCGTAGATTGGGAAGATGTAAAAAAGAACTTCTATGTAACTGATGAAGCTGGAAACATTGTATTCAAACCAAATGGAGAACAGAGGGACTATGCTAAATATCCAGACAGTACAGACCAAGCTATTACTATTAAACTGACAAAGGACTTAGATACATTTGGTACGATAATGCCAAGCAAGTTCCAGCAAGTTAAAACTGGCGACAAGTTTGTCATATTGCACATTGAAATGCCACAAGCATATATAGACAAGGCACAAGAACGTTTGGACGTCGCCATGAAAAGATATATGCTTGAAAATAATATGCCTTTGTATGACTATCCTTTGAGCTTCGACGAACACTTCTTGGAAACAAACCAAGCAATTCTTGCGCAGATTAAGCCTAATACGATTGTCAGATTCTTGTATAAGGACAAAGAAGAAGCAATGGCATTATCTGTGAAGGAAATGTCAATCCAATATGGTACAAATCCGCTTCCTACTTATAACATTACTCTTACAGATGAAGTGTCTATTGTACTAAATCAGATAGGACAGATAGCTGACGGTCTTAGTAAGTTAGGAAGTCAAGTAGCACAGTTACAAGCTATTTATGGACTTGACATTGTAGGCGAACTGAACAAAAAACTCAGCAGAGTTAAAGATGATACCGCACAAGGAATGATAACTTTCTTGCGTGGATTGAAAGTTGGTAGCTTTGTTACCGGAAGTACGGGCGGTATATTCTATGCAGATACAGACGGAAAATCACATGCAGAGCTTGATTATCTGACAGTAAGAATGAAAGCCATGTTCTATGCTTTGGAGATTATCAAGACCGGAGTTATCGGAGGTCGCCAAATGATTACTCCCGGTGGTGCAATCGAATGTATCAAGATAGAAGATAGAAATGATATACTTGACGAAGAAGGCAACAAGACTGGCGAAAATGTTTGGGACTATTGGCGATGCTATTTCTACCAAGATGATGGTACGGAAGCATTAGATAATCGTTTCCGAGCAGGAGATATGGCTTTGGCACAAGACTTCAATATTAAGGAGGGAGTTTATGAGAATGTGTCAAATCATTACTTATGGCGTTTGGTTGTAAACGTAGGAACTAATTACATTGACATCTCAAAAACTGATGCTGATGCAGCCAGTGATGCACCGCGAGTAGGAGATACTATTTGTCAGTTAGGTAATAAGACTTTTGTTGATGCAAATGGTGTTACTCATGTAGAGGACAAGACAAGACAGAATGCAATTATCTTTAGTGCAGTTGACACTTTCTCGCCAAGTATGACTTTATATGCTGGCATAAACAGCTATTCATACCTCAACAAAGAGTACGTGTCCTACGGTGTTGACAAGACTACAAATCTCGCTTATATGAACGTCTATGGCAACTCTTATATTGGAGCAAGAGATAAGAGCAGCTATATGAAGTTTGATACGGTAACTGGTGTTGAGATAAAAGGTAAACTTGTAACCAAATCTGGCAAAGACATTGAGGAAACATTTAACAGCTTCCAAGACCAGATAGATGGAGTAAAGGAAACTTGGTATGGAGAATACACACCAACTCTTACAAACCAGCCAGCAGTAGATTGGAATACAGAAGCTTTGAAAAAACGGCATGAAGGTGATGTATTTACCAATATCCAAGAATATGTCGATGATGAAACTACTCCCGATGCAGGCAAATCATGGAGATGGGTAAAGACGGGAGATACATGGGGATGGAAGCAGATTGCAGATAATGACACTTCAAAGGCTTATCTTGAAGCAGCTAAAGCGCAAAAGGCAGCAGAAGAAGCTAAGAAAGAAGCCAATGACGCAAAGCAGACTGTAACCAATATGAAAGACTTCACAGACGAAGCCTTTAAAGACGGTATTGTTGACAGACAAGAAGCTGCTGCGATTGAGAAATATTTGAACTCAATTAAATCAATACAGAAGAGCGTAGCGGAATCTTATTCTAAGGTTTATGCTAATCCTTTATTGTCCGGTACTGCTAAGGTAGAACTAAAAACCGCTTATGATGGATTTAATGTGGCAACTACCAAGCTTATTACTGCTATTGATGATGCCATAGCTGACGGAGTAGCTACCTCAACGGAAGTCGCTTTGGTAGATGGTAGGTACGACACCTTCAATACCAAATATGGAGATTTTATAGCTTATTTGAATGCAGCCAACAACTTTATCCAAGACAAAATAAACACTTCCGCAGAAGATGCGAAGAAAGCTGCGAAAGAGGCTCAAAAGGCGGCAGATGCAGCTAAGAAAGAAGCCAATGACGCAAAGCAGACTGTAACCAATATGAAAGACTTCACAGACGAAGCCTTTAAAGACGGTATTGTTGACAGACAAGAAGCTGCTGCGATTGAGAAATATTTGAACTCAATTAAATCAATACAGAAGAGCGTAGCGGAATCTTATTCTAAGGTTTATGCTAATCCTTTATTGTCCGGTACTGCTAAGGTAGAACTAAAAACCGCTTATGATGGATTTAATGTGGCAACTACCAAGCTTATTACTGCTATTGATGATGCCATAGCTGACGGAGTAGCTACCTCAACGGAAGTCGCTTTGGTAGATGGTAGGTACGACACCTTCAATACCAAATATGGAGATTTTATAGCTTATTTGAATGCAGCCAACAACTTTATCCAAGACAAAATAAACACTTCCGCAGAAGATGCGAAGAAAGCTGCGAAAGAGGCTCAAAAGGCGGCAGATGCAGCTAAAGCAGAAGCGGAAGCAGCTAAACAAAGATTGGATAAGTGGGCAGAAGATGGGGTTATATCTCCTACTGAAAAGCAATCAATCAAAGATGAAATAGTTCGTATAGACGCTGACAAGACAAATATTACAGCAGGATATACTTTGT